ATCTGCACCAGTTTTGTGACTAGCTATAGTTTTCTCAGTAGCCACACTTATTAGCACTCTTCCTGTGCTAACACTTACTAGACGCATTGCAACTGTTACAGTATCTACTCTGTATTCTGATGCTGCGCCTATTCCAAAGTAACGTGCTCCATTTCCTCCTGTTGCTACATTACTGTCATATCCTACTATTCCGCCTTCTAGTATTAATCCTGCAAATTGCATAGGATCCAGTGGATCAGGATTGTCTAAATAATTTTCTCTTGTTTGACGTATAAGTTGACGTTCTGCAATTACGTTGTCCATACCTACACGTTCTACAACTTCAAACCAACTGCCGTTGCCTGCTTGCATCAGTGCATCTATTACCCAAACTTCTGCGCCTTGTGTTACTGCACTGCTCAAACTGCTAAAGTTATCTGCTGGCTCTCGTTGCCCAGTTTTGTCTGTGAAGCTGTAAACACCGATAGTCATCTTAGGTCCGTTTAGTGCAGGAACATTTGAAAGTTCTACCTGCATAGGATTATCTTGTATTCTCGGCTCTTCTATGATTTCACTGGCTTGTTCTTCTATTGACGCACATCCAGTTAGAAATAACAATCCTACTAATGCTGCTTTAATCAAAAGTTAAACTCCCCTGCGCCAGGTATAGTAATAGTGGTTGTACCTTCGTCGCTCGCAACCTCCAAAGTAATACTACCAGTAACAGTGTCTTTGCTCCAGCTAATAGTACTGCCTTCTATTTCAGTTGTACCACTGGTTGGACAAGTTGCTCCTGTTTCATCAGTACAAGCCGCAAACATAGCATCCACCATCTGTTTGGATAGTGTAGCATATATTCTACTTTCGATGTTGCGTAAAAATTTGTTGAGTGTTGAGTTTTCTAATTCTCGCTCTATGCGCTCTTGTTCAGCAGCGATAGCATCGTCAATATCTTTTTGTCTATTGAACCCTAGTTGTTCGATACCCAGCACATGATTACTATAACCTTCGCCGTTAAAACTTGGATTTTTAAATGTGTGAACTAATTCTGCATTTGCAAATGTTGGTAATAGCATTAACACTGCTATCAAGATGTTTTTCATAGATAATCCTCCAATATATTTATTGGAGGACTTGTTTTATTCTATACGTTGTTATTTGATTCTTCTACGCTGTAGTTCTCTACGAGCAGCATCCGATGCCCACGTAATGTTTGCACCAACAAGTTGTTTTAATTGACTCGGTGTAAGCCTATTAACTTCTTTGTTAAGATTCTGCTGTTGTGCCGGAGTAAGCGTTTGAAGATTTCCGTATTGGCCTTTGAGTTGAACAATATAGGCTTGGCTGAGTTTTGGTTCAGGCTTTTCGATTACAGCTAATTGATCCAACAGTGGACCTCCTTCTATGATGTTTCGTGTTAGATTTGCAGCAGGGCTATAGTAACTTCTTGCTTTAAACAATAGCAGCTTTTTTCCATTAAGTAAACCGGAAACTTGTATACCTTGTCTGTTTGGTGTCGGTTCACCAATAAGATCTACTTTTTCTAATGCTGCATATAAACGATCGTCTACTCTCATTAGTTTGTATCCAGGACTGTCCGGAGTAGTTACTAATTTAACAATATCTATAATTTCACTTTCACCACCAGTACCAACATCGTTAGAATAATAAATTAGTCCCATTGCAATTTGTTTTACAAGACCAGCTTCTTTTTGTGTTGAGTCACCCGAAGTTAATTTTAAGACTTTTGGAATTACTAAATCACTGTAGATTTGTTTTAGCACTAGAAGATTTTGCTCGTGATCTTCTGTCCAGTTTTTTTGGTATGGTGCAATATCAACAGCAAAGATTTTATTAAAAAATGAAGATACTTTGTTAAAGTCTTTGCCACTTGCTTGTCCTAGTTGACTTGCCCCGGCTTTTGCGCTTAGAAGATTTATTTTTTGACCGTCGATGTTCATTACAAGATCTGCTTTAGTTCCTTTTTGATCTTCGGTTCCTACAGCATTAATTTCAATTCTGTTTTGATTAGGATCGTTTTTGGTTTTTTCGATACCTTGTTCGATGCGTTCGTGTTCGTTTGCGTAGTTGATAGAACTTAGTACAGTACCTCTTACATTTTTAGGAGCAGATTCTAAATCATTTATAAACTTTTGAAATGCTTGTAAACTGCGGCCGGCAGTTACAATTTTAACTGATAGAATATCAGTTTTTCCTTTTTTGAATTTAAGTTTTGTTTCAAATGTTGCACTGTAACTTGTCTTTTTTGCAATACCTTGTATTTTTAACATTTTTGCAAGATTAACAAAATCTTCAAGATCAATTTCTTCACCGAGTTTATTAAAACGAGCAGCACTAGCAACACCTAATGTAATTTCGCCAATATCACCAATGTTGTAATCAGCTTCTTTGCCTTTAATTTCTGAAGACTTATAAATGTTTGTGATACTGATTTTTCTACCATCAGTGGTTGGCAATGACAAACGTTTGATTTGTTCTATTTGTTCCGGAGTAGCTAGTTCAGCACCATCCCAAATTGCTCGCATTTGATCAGCAATTTCTGAACCGTTGGTAATTTCAACCTTTTCTTCGCCGTTACCGATTGCAATAGGTCTGCCATTTTCAATCATATCGATTAGATTAGGCCAGTATTCTGGATTTCTTTTTCCAAAAGTAGCAATACTTAAAGTGGCTTCATCTAACTTTTTAAGTTCAAAAAATCTCATGTGTTTGTTCCTAGTTTAGTATATTTATTCAATGTTAGGGAACAAACACTGCTGAAACAGCAACGCAAGCAAACCAAACGATAGCAAAAGTAGTCCAAGTCATAGGTTATCCTTTTCTAATTGTAAGTAAACACTAACACACAACACTAACTTTGTCAAACCTAGTTATTAGCAACATTAAAGCTCATTTTTCCTTGTGCTGCTTGATTAGCACCGTATTTGGTTTCAACAGTAATTTTTCCAGTTGCCATTTCTTTATTTGGCCAAACAACGTCAAACACTAATTTATTACCTTTAACATTAGCAAATATCTGAATAAAGTTTTTTTGTAAAATTTCTCTAGCTAATGGCTCAAACTCAGGAAAAACATTTTCGTCATTTACTAGTCTTTTAATTTCTTGCTTAACGTAATATTGAATAACTCCTGCAACAGGTGAATTACTTTTAATATCGTATTTTTTAATAAAATTTCGAAATTTTGCGGAGAATAGTTTTAAATCATTTATAGTTATTTTTGATTTATTAAAATCATACAAGTCTTCCATTTCGTCTTCAGAAATTGGTAAAATTTTTCTAAAATTTGGAGATATTTTCTCAGGAGCTACTTCATTTATAAAATTTAGAGCATAAAAAGGCTGAGTAAAGGCTGAACCCTTTGTTTGTAATATTTCAATAAATTGAATTACTGATTGATAAGAGTTGGACGATCTTAATTCTTCTGGTATTTTTAATCCATCAATTGACGGAGCAGCACCTTTAGCACCTTTACTGCTAACTAATATCGAATTACCAGTTTCTTTGTTTTGAAAATATCCTATACTATCGGCCAACGGATTATTAGACTTTTTTGGAAAAAACAATTCGACATCATCTAGCGACATTACACCTAGGTGTTCAAGCCATTTATCTCTAGTAGGAAAGTTTGCTGTTCCCTTTAGTAAAGCTAGCACTCCTAGATATTCTCCAGCATAGTCTCTAATACCAGTGATAAATTCTTTTGGAATCTGTGACATATCGGGGGCTTGACCAAGTTGTATTTGTTTTGCTATTTGAATCACCATTTGACCGTAATCTGTACTTTTCAATACTGAATTTTCAATCACAGCATTAAATACTTTGTTAGCTGAAAATCTACCATCTGGAAAAATATGACTAGGTTTTACCTTTAGGTCTTCTTTATCCTTAACTCCGGCTCTTCCACCAGCTAAAGTGATTATTTCACTGCTTCGATGTAATTCATTTGCTTTAATTTGATTTATAGAAACTTCGTTACCGGCATCATCTATTTTAACGCCTTTACCGTTGAGTATTTGTGTGTTAGAAGAAAGTTTTTGGCCTTTATTGATAATAAAGGTGCCCTTTTCTCCGTTAGGACCTAATTCAAATGTATAGCCTTTTTCAATTAAATTATTAATGATACTATAGTATTTTGTATCACTACTTTTGTTAAACAAAATTGTTTCAAATTTAAAATCGCTGTATCGCATAAATTTATTCCTTGGTTAGTATATTTATGCTATGTCAGGAAACAAACATTCCTGTACAAAGATTCTCACGTCATCTTCGTTAAGCCCAAGACTGGTCATTGTGCGTGGAGTATGAGGATTTTGTTTTTGAAAGTGAGCGTAACGATTTTGTGCTTCTTTGCCCTTTTCGTGAGTACTAGTTTTATTAAAATCGCCAATGTCAGTAAGATATGCACCTATGCTGTCTAAACTCAAGTCAAGTAGCTGTTGTAGTTCTTCTTTGCTGTTAACATTGCCAGCAGCAACCATATGTGGACTAAAGATAGCTTGCGCCCACTCTGGCAACTCTCTTTCCTTTCTCCACTCTAATTTAGAAACTTCATCACCAAATGCTTCGATCATAGGATGAGTTGCAGTAACGGTTCTGCTATAATCGTGAAAAAATCCTGTTATCTTACGTTCGCCTGCAATAACATCTAATCCAAATATAGGACCATTGTTGGTTAAATGAGGAAACACACAACAATGCATCATCCACAGACCTTTTGATTCTCTAGCATCCACTACATCTATATGAGCTCGTCTGTAGGTTTCGCTGGTCCATACCCTGTTGACCCACCCGGGTTGATTGAATCTGTCCATACCATGTTCGTGTATTTCAACGCCAGTGCTTTTAAATTTGTCAATCAAGTGATCTTGTATGTCAATTAACGTATCCCAAACTTCAGAGGTCAATTGTTGGACCTTTTTTTTCTGCTAATCCTTTAATTAAATCTCTATATAAATCATATTCAAATTCTTCTTTAGTCATTCCAATATGATATCCACAAGGATCCATAATTATACCTAAGCACATTCCGCAGCCACATAGCAATCCGTCTTTATCACCTTCACTAAGTTCCGTGTTATCAAACCATGTAAAAATATTTTCAACAACTTCTTTTCGCATCGGATTGTTTTTAATCCAATTCTTACGCTCTTCTTTTGCTTCTTTTTTTCTTTGAGCTTTATAATTTTCATATCCTCTGTGGGTCATTTGGGAAATCATTATTTCTTCATCGATTATAATTTGAGGAGCTCCTAATTCTTTTAATTGTGTTACTCTACTCTCAAATTCTTCTCTATGCTTTCTAGTTCTTGTAATTTCGTCTTCTTCAATCATGATTTAATTCCTCGAATAATTCCATAGCAAATTCAAAACAACGATTGGCTTCGTCTGCCATATCGTCGTTGAGCATGGATCTAATTTTAGTTTTAAGTTCTTCTACATTGTTAAAATCGTACATGGTACCCGAACCTGGGTTACGCTTCTTAATCATCTGCCCGCCATACATGTCGCCAAAATGACGAACATAGATGTGTGCTAATATGCCAGCTCTATCCAATGTTATAACGTGCTTTTCGTACTTTCTTACAACCGGCATCAGCAGTGCAGGAGTTGTACCTATAGCATATTCTTTTTCAAGTTCTCTTAGGTCAGCATAGATACGCTCTGCTCTGCGTATATTATTCAGCTCAGGTAACACACGTCCGGCAGCATCCTCAAGTATAGAGTAAATCATATACTGATTGTATAGATACTTGTGATATTCTTCAGGAGTTAATCCTTTGAGTAGTTTTCGAACAAATTCTGTGCGTTCTGCTCGTTGATGGTTTTCCCATGTTAATTCTTTAAGTTTGCTCATTCTTCCTCAATCTTGATACGCAACGGAAATCCACTGTCTCTGCAAAGAGTAGTTGCTTCTATTGCTTTTTGTTCGGCAATTTCGTAGATATATAGCCCAACAACACCCGAACCCTCATCATGTATTTTCATTGTAAGAGCTTCTGCTGTATCACGTGTATGTTTAAAAAGTTCAACAAGCAAACTTACAACAAAGTCCATTGGAGTTTTATCGTCATTTAAAAAAATAACTTTATACAAACCAGGTTCTTTAATTTTTACTTTTACTTTTTCGTCAATTTTTACATCGTCAAGCGTACTCATGTTTACCCTTTCATAGTTGGGGGAGGGATCGCTCCACCCCCCCTAGACTTGTTTAGCCTTCAATTAGATTTGCAACATTGATTGCAATTTTTTTAGGTTGAAGTTCTTCTGGAACATTGCGCTTGAGATGAATGTTTAGCATACCAAGTTCAAGTGTTGCAGTAGCAACTTCAATGTGATCGGCTAGTGTGAACTGTCTGCGGAAATTACGACCGGCAATTCCTTTGTGCAGATATTTCACATCCTCGCTACCGACAGGTGCTGTACCTTCAACAGTTAGAGTATTTTTATCTAGCGTGATATCTAGATTGTCCATACCGAAACCTGCGACTGCAAGTGAAATCATCCACTCGTTTTCGCTGATTTCTGCTACATTGTATGGAGGATACCCGTTGCTTTTGCTGTTTGTAAAATCTCTTTGAATTTCGTCAAACAGTCTATCAAAGCCAACTGTTGCTCGTGTAAAATGAGGTAAGTCTAGAGTTGTTAATCTTGTCATGTGTTTTCTCCTTTAATAAGCAAGATGTTTTGTACCCTTACGGCGTACATTTTATTTACCATCGAGATTAATTCCCGATGGTTGTTTTTTCGTAAACGCTGTTATGCGTTTGAGTACAACGAATAAAAGTTGCACACTTGGGCAGTTGCTTGATTGTATTTGCACCCACGTAGGTACAAGTACTACGCACACCTCCTAGGATTTCCTGCACTGTAGCAGCCGCAGATCCTCGGTAAGGCACAAGCACTGTGCGTCCTTCTGACGAACGATAGTTTTTCAATCCGCCAAAATGCTTGTCGTTTGCACTTTTACTACTCATGCCGTAAAACTGTACAAACTTCTTTTCGACCATTGGGTTAGCAATAAACTTGCCGTCCTCCGTCTGAGTGTATTCTTCAGAGTTATACCATTTACTAATAACTTCGCCACCACCTTCATCATGTCCGGCAAGCATACCGCCTAGCATTACAAAGTCGGCACCAGCAGCAAATGCTTTAGCAACATCACCAGGAGTAGTGCATCCACCATCAGCAATAATATGACCGCCCAGACCGTGAGCTGCGTCGGCACATTCAATAACTGCACTAAGTTGTGGGTACCCAACGCCAGTCTGGATACGAGTAGTACAGACACTACCAGGACCAATACCAACTTTAACAATGTCTGCTCCAGCAAGGATAAGTTCCTCCGTCATTTCTCTTGTAACTACGTTGCCTGCAATAATTACAATGTGTGGATAAATTTTACGTATATTACGAACGTGTGATACAAATGCTTCACTATACCCATTGGCTACGTCAATGCACAAATACTTGAGATTGTCATTGACACGAGCGTAAACTTGGACAAACTTGTCGTAGTCTGCGGCACTTGTTCCGATACTCATCGCAACATGTTCTGTTCGGTATAACCCGTCACCGTGAAAAAATTCAACCAGTTCTTCTATAGAATAGGTCTTAACTAAACAAGTAAAAATTCCTTGTTTAGACAATACATCTGCCATAGCAAATGTACCAACACCGTCCATGTTAGCAGCCATGATAGGAATGCCATCGTAGTGAGGATCGTCGCCGGTGTTATGAGGAAAGTCCGGAACGTAATTACGAAACTTAACTCGACGGTTCAAGGATACTTCGCTACGACTTTTAAGTGTACTACGCTTGGGACGTATAAGAACGTCCTTGTAGTCTAACTTAACGTCCTCTTCTAATCTCATTAATTGTCTCTCGCATCACGCATTTGTTTTTTATGACGGCGAATAGCAGCTTCTTTGGCTTTTCTACGTTTCGTGCCTTTGCTTTCAAAGTACTCGCGGTTTTTCAGATCTTGGAAGATACCGTCTTCTGCAAGTTTTTTCTTTAGCTTTCGTAGTGCTCTACTGACGTCGTTGTTATAAACATCAATTCTAATACCACGTGTTGTGTCGTTTCCGTTTTGAGAGCTTTTACTCATTTTTTCCTCTATCTATAAGCAAGTTTTCTAACCATACAAAATCATAAATTCTATTCTTGCTGATTAAATTATACGGTGTAGCATTATCGTTTGTCAAGTAAAAAGTATTACCTTGTGCAATTACATGGGAAGAAAATACTTTTACCATCGGGTCGCAATTGTCAACATCAATGATTGTAATACTTGACAGTTTACAAATCTTTATCAACCATTCTATGTTGTGTAGTCCGTCAATTGGAGTTTCGTAAAGATATAAATTAACAGGATCTACGATATTAAAAAGCACAGAGTTAACTGCATTTTTTGTTAGGGTCGAAGGACAAATTAATAGTATACTTGGTGTATCATTATAAAGTGCATCCGGCGGAGTTATAACTGTAACTTCATTCATCCTTAGGTTTTATTTTACTCCATATAGAATTATCAGACTGTTCGCTATTTTGGCTATAGCTGTCCCATGGTAACTTATCAATCTTACCTTTTATATATGCATCTTTGTGCAGTTTGATAGTTTCATCTGGATTTTCTTCTTTCCACTTCTGTTTTGATATTTTCACATCATCCAGAAGTTCGATTTCTTCTACATGTCGTCGTCTTTTTTCTTGTTCAGATTCATCAAGCTGTACTTCAGTTGATTCCAATTCTGCATGGCCTTCATTTGGGCTGGCATCAGTGTTTTCTGATAAAGTAACTCTGCCAGCATCATCTGTTGTAACAGTATTTGATTGAATATTTTCATCTTTGTTAATCTCTAATGTAATTTGCTCGGATCCCAAGTCTCGTCCTTGAGATCTTGTTCCAGCATTGTCACGCAACTCGGCAATGGTGTCAATTGTATTTTCTTCATCACTTGCGAGTTTATCGCGGGCGGTACTTGTTTCATCTGTTGCATATTGTTCATGTTTAATAACATGCTGGTTATCATTGATTTTAGTGTCATTGGTAGTTTCCTTGTTTTGCCTTTGAGCAGTTTTGTTTGATTTTACAATTTCAAACGTTGCTTGGCTAGCAATTAAAAGCAACACAGCCAATGGATCGAATACAAAAATTATAATAACAATAACCCATTTTACTGCATCTTCTAATAGTGTTTGGTCGGCTGTTTCGCCGTATACAAATTCTGCAAGATACTTAACAGGGCCAACTTCTGCTTCTAGTTTTCTGTATTCTGCTTCTAGCTTGTATTTTTCTTCAGACAGCACGGCAATTTCGCTTTCTGCTGTTTGTATTTTTTCTTCTTCAACTGCAATATCGGCATCAGTTGTTGTTTTATCTTCAGTGCCTAGTTGCGCTCTAAGACGGTTGATCAATTCGTTTGATTGTGCAATTTGTTCTTCAGCAACAGATCGTAAACGCTGTATCTCTGTTCTAGCAGCATCAATGACAGGAGATGTTAATTTACTGCGTTCAGATGCAATTAGCTCAGCTAGTCGTTGCTTTTCAGTAGATTGTGCAACACGGAATGCTTCTATTGCACTGCTGGTTGCTGGGCCTAGAGAACCATCTGCCTTTACTCCTACAAGTGCTTGTAATTCTTTAATACTACCGCTGGTAATATACTGTTCAATTTTTTGTAAATTGTCGTTTACTGCGATCAATTGATCTTCATAAATCAACAGGCTGCCGGCTAAACGCTGTTCTTCTTTGCGAATGATTTCATTCTGTTCATCGATTGCAGGTTGAATGCGTTGGTATGCACCATCAATGCGTTGCTGTTCTTTGTCAATTTGTGCTTGTATTTCAGTGTCGTTGTTTTTGCCTGCTGTTTCTAACTTTGCAATTTCCAATTCTGCTCGGTCAGCAATGCGTTGTTGTTTGACAATTTCTGAATCAATAAGTTCAATGCGAGCAACCCCTTCTGTGGCTGCGGCAGTTTGTTCAATATGTGCTTTTGACAAGAATCCAAAGATGCCCATACTGGTGATAAACATCAGAATTACAGTTGCTATTGCCAAGTAGGTTTTTAGCCACCAACGTGCTTGATTCCAGTATTTGTGTAGCCAAACTGCTGTAACCAATTTACCTAGTTCTAATACACTGCCCATAACTATAATGGGCAATGCAGCGGCAGCAAAAATTGCAACAAGTCCAGAAACGCTGTAGTAAATCGCCACAGCAGAGATAGATAGTGCCGTGACCAAAACTAACCAACCTAAAAACATACTTTAATTATTCCTTGTTTAGTTTCTGCGCATCTGCGCAATATCTACAGCGTCATCTTTTTTGTCTGCAAAGACAGGAACCATGTTGCTTTTGTGCATTGTTGCAATGCCGAGCAGTGTGCGTTCGCCGCTGTAAACCATACTCTCCTTTGCTGCACCGTGTCCTGCAACACGATCGCTTGTAACCCGCGGACCTGTATTGTAATCCGGTATATTATTTACACTCTTGCGTTTGCCATTAACGTATAGTTTTTCTTGTAGTTGTGTTGAACTCACACCGCGAGACTTGAGCCATGCTTCATGCTCTTCTTGTGCCTTCTGGAGGCGTTTGTTGTTGTTTGTTTTTTTCTTACGACTGTACTTTGTAGTAGTCATGTAAGGTCCGACCAAGTGCATCGACATCCGAAGTTCTCTCTTTTGTTAATAACACAACTAGTATAACATGCTATAATATTTTGTCAACTAGTAATCGGTAATCATGATTTATTACTCATATATCATTACGCAATCTTTTGGCCATTGTTGTGCCATTTTATAACCCCAACTAAGAAGCAAATCGACTGCTAAATTGCCTTCAGTTCCGTAATATTTTTTAGAATAATTCTTATTTTCCATCAATATAACTGGACGACATTTTTTAATGGTTTGTTCTGCGCCAGCTAGTATAAAAGGTTCGTAACCCTCGCAGTCTATTTTTATAAATGAAACATTTGGAAGACTAAACGAGTCAAGAGTTTTGCACACAAAATTTCCTGATTTGTTTCTATCAACGTAGGTACCAAAAGTGTTTTTAAGATAATTTAGTACTACAGATTCTTCTTTATCGCTAAGACCGCAATCGCATACCACAACATTTGTTAAATGAAATTTTTCCACATTCTTTTTTAAGCATTCTCTAACAGCAGTGTCAACTTCAAACGCATATACTTGAGAGAAACACTGGTGCAAATTGTAACTCATAATACCGTAATTTGCTCCAGCGTCAATAGCAGTGTTAAATTCTTTTACATAGCTTAAAGCTGTGTCTAATTTATTTTTTTGATAATCTAAAACACTAGGATTGTCAACGGAATCTGCCCTGCTCAATGCTGACCTTAAAGCTCTATCACCAGGTACTGTTATCCATTCTTCTAATTTCATGTTATTTCATTATCTCGGGCCAATCAGCAGCAACACTCAGTGCTTCTACAGATTCGTCTAGTTTTGGAAATAGATTTATACCTGTTATTTCTTCTACCTTGTCAACTGATACTGCATACATGGGCAAATCTTTTACTGGAAGTGCTTCGTTAGGGAATACAAAGCCGATTGCTGTATTGTTGGTTGCGTTGTAAACAACTTTCCAAATATACTGAGGAACACCCACAGCACCCGGACCAATAGTTAAATAACCTTCTTGGTATATTGTACCGCTTGCAACATAAATGTCATTGTTTAACGCTGTATTTCTTACACCTAGTTCAAGTATACGCCAAATGCCTCTATTGTTATTTGGTGTTTGCGGAATCATGTTACTCAAGAAGAAACTTTCACTCATTTGTTCTTGACTGGCTCTGTTGTTTGCTGCGGGGGCTAAGTGTCCGCGATCATATGGTTCGCCTGAGTAATCTTCAAGCGTGGCTTCTTTGCTGTCATCTATTAAGTCGTCAGGTCTAAAGTCATCCTTGCGATTAGCTGTACCTGTAATATCCACTTGGTCTAAACGCTCAACAACATATTCAGCTGTTTTTGTATCGTATCGATAATGAATAGCATAGTTACTGTGACATATGTATTGTGTGTTTTCTGTTATCGAACTTACAGGCGCACCATGAATGGTATGCTGCGGGCAGTTATCGTCGATAGGGTTTGCAAATGCTGCAAATGGAAATAGTACTAATAGATACAGTGATTTCATGTGTTCTCTCTTTATATTTGCTTAAACTACAACATTGCGTTTAGGTGATCCCCAAACATCACGTGCATTAACACGAATGAATCGCTTGTTGGTTTGTGCTTTATTGGGATTTTCCATTGTTAACACTACGTTCAACCCTTTGGCCCATGCTGCACGTTGGTTAACTATACGTTGTCCGCTGCTCATGTAGTCCTTACGCATTGCGTGTTTTGTGCTTTTACTGACGTTGCTGTGAACGCCTTGACTGATGAAGCCGTTTGACTTTCCACCTTTTTTGGCCATTGCCGATCCTCCATTATATGTGTATTTATTTAATATAAAAAAAAGGGTCCTATAAAATAGAACCCTTTTCAATTTTATATTTTAGCGTAGATTAGAAGCTAAACGATACGCCAAGTGCAGGAGTAGCTGCTTCAGTGTCTAGGTTGTAACCAACTTCAGCAAATGCGCTTAGGCTGTCTTTGGTGTAAACAACGCCAGCACCGATGTTTTGTGCCATGTCATCAGCATCGCCGTTAACAAATGCAGAAACGTCTAGTGCGTCCATTGCGCTGTAAGTACCAACTGCTTCGTAAGCAAATGCATCAGTATAAGTAACAGCTACGTTAGCATAAAGTGCTTCGCCAGCATCAAACCCAGTTGCTACTGCAACAGTGGTGTCCTCAGTGTCGAGGTTGTAGTCAAATGCTGCGTTTACATCAATCTTGCCGTAGTCGTTGCTGTAAGCAAGCTGAACGTTTTCAACTTCGCCCACATTGGCACTGATGTCAGTTAGACCAACAAGTGCATCAAATGCACCGTAACCAACAATCACACTCTCGTGATCGTCAGCTGGGTTAGCAAGAGTGTCGCCGCCAACAACTTCTAGTCCGCCAAAGCTGAACAAGTCGCCTTGGTCGCCAAAGCTAACACTAGTAGCACCAAATGCTACACCAATGTGCCATCCATCAACAACGATATCACCGTTGTCTGCTTCTACGTCAACAGAACCAAATGCAGTTGCATCTTCAGCCTTGTGGCCAAATGACAGTTCAGCAGTTGGAGTTGCGATAAAATCGCCTGCGTTGTTTTTAGTAAATTCAGCACCAACTGAACCGCTGACATCAGCAGCAAATGCAGCGCCAGCAAATGCAATAGCTGCAACAGTAGTAAGTAGTAGTTTCATAAAGTTTTTCCCTTTGTTATTACAATGGCAAATTTCTTGCTCATTCGTATTATTAGTTATAACATATATTCTATAAGACGCAACTAGTTTGAACAGATATCTAGGGTTTTTTGAAAATGCTTTTTAAATGTGTGTTCTATGTGCAACAGTTATACTAGCGGTTTTAGTATGCCATGTCGTTTTATCAACGGATCGATAGCAGCTTTTGCCTGCCCTATGTCCCACTTAAAAGTTTTCTGTGCTTCAGAATACATAGCATCAACAGTGTCATGACGCCTTATAATTTTATAAAGTAACTGGTCGATTTCAATCCAATTCACTGCTTTAACCATTCTATAAACTTGTCAGCACCATTGCTGACATTTTCGGCCCAATGATCTGCTGCATTCTCATCCGCAAAGTCACTAGCATACTTAACACATGTGAACTTTGCTTTGAAACGCTTGCATGATTTAGCCAATGCATATGCTTCCATATCAACTAGGTCAGTTACTAATTCAGGCGTACTCATAACAAAGTTATCGCCTGTGCTTAATGTAATGTTGCTATCGCTTAAAACTATACTAGCGTTTAACTCGCCGGTTTCGAACGGAGTAGATCCTAGTGGTGCTTGAGGGCGAGCATCCATGTCACGTTGATACACTGTACCAACCTCCAACAATTGTCCTGCTAGCTCAGGATTTAATGTTCCTGCTGTTCCATAGTTGATAAAGGAAGAATAGGGCGAAGTTGACAGTATGCTTGTAGCAACTATAGCAGCATTAACTTTGCCAACTCCTGTATAAATTATTTCGTAGTTTCTTGTTGTGTTTTTATAAAAGAACTTGCGTGGTAGTTCTGATTCTAATGCAACTAGTATGTAAATCATAAAATGTCTCTATAAGTGTTCTTACAGTTTCAGAGTGGTGCGTTTTGTATGTCCACTATTAGTACCCTTAACCTATCTCTTGTTTGTAAAAGTAGGCAGATTCCCAGCCGGCATAACTATGTTACACCTTTTTACCGTCTGTAAGTGGCACTTCTGTTGCCAGGCAGTACCCGCCCCTGCAACCTAAAGAATTAGGCTACGTCATAGTTATCCAGTTCGCTTATCATTTAAATAGCGTTTGAGGTAATTTAAGAACACCCCATACAACGGTAAGAAAATAATTAATCCAATTGCAATTTTAATACCCACTTGTGAGTGTGCAACCAGCATCCAGTTTTGTGACATAAACGCATCTTCGGAACCGTGGAAGGCTACTGAGAAGAATGTGTATGTGTCAATGATATTTGCTACTACAGTTGATATTGCAGGTGCCGCCCACCAGTTATTGGTCCAACGTTCTCTAATGTGTTGGAATACATAAACATCAAGTAGTGTACCAACAGCGTAAGCAGTAGCACTTGCAAAGCCAATCCTTAGTGCAACAGACTCAGGAGCACCGCTTGCTAACACAACTGCAATAGAAGCAATAATTGCAAATGGGTAAGCAAACGCAATAGTTGATCTTGCTGTTTCTTTTCCTAGTAGTCTAACAGTTAAGTCTGTTGCAAGAACTACTAGAGGGAATGTGAGTGCCGACCAGCTAATAACAAATCCTGCTAGTGTAAATGTGCTACTAACAATTGCGTTCGAAACTGTAATAATAGCAACATGCAATAATACTAATTTAATTAACATTGATTTATCAATGTTTTGTAATAATCCAATCATGACATTTTTTTCCTTATGAAAGCAACTTTTCTGTTACTAGGTAAGTTGCCAACCCTCGCAGTTCTTAGGCTGCTAGTGCCATCTCTGGCGCTGCGTTTGTGTTTGCAGTTATCATTTTCTTCGCGGTAACGGCGCTTAGATCCCGGTGACTCCATCCTGCCTAGTTCGTTGATCAATCCTATGTCAGGCCCATCATAAAAATACTGCGATTAATCCTAATACTAAAACAAATACAATACTTACATTACCCCAAAAGATCTGTTCTTGCTCAGTTGGTACCTGTTCATCACAGTACTTTTTCCAATCAAACTCTTCGCTCCTGTCTTTACTCTCATCGTAATATACATACATCATCAGTCTTCTTATGGTGGACCTGCCGGGTGCTGCCCCCGGGTCTCATCCGTGTTCAGTGAACTTCAACGTCACAACTTATTTATAACATGTATGTGCGGTATAGTCAAGAAAATAGAGTGGTTTTACCCACTCTATTTTAGTTTAATTTAAAACAGTGTTACTGACCCATGTTCATAAACGGAACAGTAGCATCTGGAATCATAGTAGTAGGCAATGCACCATTCCACTTTTCTGCTTGAGTCAGTGCAATCAGACCCGCATTGTCCTTAAGAGCTTCTGCCTTTGCTTTAATAGCACTTGCTTCTGCTTCGCCTCGGATACGAGTGGCTTCGGCTTCCGCAGTTGCTCGAGCAAGTTGTGCATCAGCTTCGGCTTGCGCCTGGATCACAGTAATTTCGGCAGTGACCTTTTCACGTTCTGCGTTCTGACGGACCTTCTGCACTTCAACTTCTGCAAGCATACGAGCTTCCCAAAGACGTTCTTCACTTCTTCGAGAACTTGACGATCAAGCAGTCGAGAAATCACACCAGCTTCACCACCGTATTCACGATAGATCGTCTCAACTTGATCAGCAGGCAAGCGATAGTTAACAGACAGGCTCAAACCAGCAGTTTGTTGATCTCGCGAGTAAGCAAGGATGTTCTCATACAGTTGAGCTTGCGACTGGACGCTAATATCAACTACACTGTCGATAATAGGCATCTTGAACCCAAGACCAGGTTCAGACGTTCCGACCACAGCACCGTTTCGCAAAGCGACACCACGGTAACCTTCGCCAACAGTATACCAAGATCCACCGATAACAGTGAGAGCAGTAAGACCAATAAGAGTAGCAAAAGTACCACCAACGATAGCATTCATTTTCATTTTCCTTAGATTGATTTGATATTGTTTAAGAGCAGTTTCGTATTCGTCACGTGAGTTATAGTCGTAACGTTCAGGCTTTTGGATCACTTTGTTCATCCTTTAGATTTGTTTCAGTGTTGTCGGCACGTGGAGTTTTCATAGGTTTAAAGCTGACGCTTTGTACAATCCATGTAGCGCCGGCAGCAAAGATAGCTGCAACAACACCAATGCCAATCATTGCATAGAAAGCCATTGTTTAATTCCTTTATTTTTGTTTTAGAGAATCGATAAGACGTTTGTAGTTAGAAATAACATACCAGTTGAACTTTTCAAGCAGTTTAGCAAAAAGATAGATGCTGCCAAACAATGCAACGTTAGGCACGACATAGTAAATTAGGATTTCCATTGTGTCCTCTATGTTTGTTTCTACATTACAGTTATAGCACTAATCTACAGTTTGGTCAAGATATTTTTTGTATTGTTCCAATCTATCTCGTTCCAACACTTCTTCAAAAAATTTATTAGGATACTTTACAAGATAAAAAGTTTTTTGTTTATCAGTTAACCAAACAATTTTTCCGCCAGCATGAAAACTACCTATTGTACTCCAAACAGCATAACAGCGTTTGCGATCACGCTGTTTAGATGTTTGAGGAATACTTGCTTCCCAAGGTTTCATGGTGATAAACGCACGGGTGTGTATTGAACACCGATGGTACGATCGCCCGTTTGTGCAGGTTCTACTCTGTGACCTTTCATCCTCAACAGTGTTGCATGTTTAGGTTTTAGCCATTTTACTGTATAAGATGGTTCTATTTTGCCAGCAAGGTCATCAATAAAAATTTGTAATTGGTGTGTCCAATGGTGGTTGCTGTTGTACGATTGTGTAACTGTTTTAATATTGCTTCCAATACGCTTCCCATACAACCCGTTAAGTTGCTGCTTGTCCTTTGCTTCTTCGATGTCATAGATACGATACTGCTGAAACCCAAGACGAGGCAAGCGAACAGCATCAACAGCTTCACGTTGCTGTTCGAGACGTTGCTTGAAGTCTACGTCAAAACGGGGGGTCTTGGAGTTGTTTTTCACGCACTTCTCCTTTCAATGCACGCCAGGTATATTCTTTTTCTTTTTGTGTTGCATAAGCACTGCGGCGGCCGTCTCGGTCTTTGCACCAATCGTTTACAGCCGCATAACTGCCATACGAGATGCCGGGCATTCTAAATAAAACCTCGTTAACAATCTCAGGCAGGCGATCCTTGTTCCGATGGTCGGCACGACCTACAGCAAGGTATAGATCATTGGCCAGCACACTGGTTAGAAAGCCGCCAGGCATGAACCCGTGCATGAGATAGTTTTCTAGTGCTTCGTCTAACAGATTGTTGCCAGTGTTGATGTCAGTGTAACGTATCATCTGCATTTCGGTATTGCTCTGTTTGTAGTGGTGTTGCCTTATGCATTGTTAACATAAGGCAACACCTGTGTCAACCTCGATCTACATAGAAGATATGATTGTCAATTCGAACCACACGCTCAAACTTCTTAGCCCAATCGGGTTTGACTGAGGTAGCATGGAAGTAGGTTGCACCTTCGGTAGGGTCTCTATCTACGCCGTAGGCTGTGATTACTTCGCCTGCAATCACCTGTGCTGTTGCCCAGGCATCTTTGTCCTTGGGGGTGTCGCTTTTGCCATCGTGTGTCCAACTGAACTGATCTTTCTGCCAGACTACCTTACAGATTTCACCGGGGAAGTCTGAGTTCATCACTCTGTTGAGTGTTACCCAACCTACAAACTCTTGTCCCACAGTGCTTTCGCCTCTGCTTTCAAAGTAGATGTTCTGTGCTAGGCAATAGCGGTCTTTTTCGCTGGCATCGGCAAAGATCGCTTCTGGATCAGTGTAAGGCCTTTGCGGCATAGCCACATGAATCACTCGTTCCACTACACGATCAACATATACAATTTCTTTAGGATCAACGGCTGCTTCTGCTCGCTCTGCCGTAAAATAGATAAATGCCATTGCAAGAATCACGGCTGAAGAAGCGACACCGCCGAGGATTATTGACATCTTCATTGGTTTCTCCTTTTTGTCGTTATAGTTTACTTATAGCAGGTTATACAGTACGGTCAACGGGTTTTAATGGCCATAAGCGGATTCTCGCTTACTGTTTAATTGCCTGTCAATGCATCTTGCCCAATCATTTTGTATCCAGTTCCTGTAGGATGCACGCCGTCCTTGCTCAGTGGATAGGCTCTAGTATCCACAATACTGTCACCAAACTGTTTAGCAATGACCAGTGCAGCATATCTAGATTCTTCGTTGTTTGCACTGAGAATCCAGATCACATCACCTTTAAGAAGTTCACGCAAGGCCAGCATAGGTTCATAGGACTCTACATAGCCATCATTGGAACCTAAACTGATGATGGTCTTTTTGGATTCTGTCAACACAAAATGTCTATACAAGCCGTTTGCGTAGTCCTCGGAATTGATACCCGATTTAGCGGAATTGATACCCGATTTAGCCTGCACAACACATTCTGGCCGCATCTGGCCGATGCCAACTGCAATACTATCGCCTAAAATCAAACATTCAATCATTGTTATCTCCAATTAAATCAGATTCTCTGACCGTTCTAAATCGTTCATTGTAGTCTCGGTCATCAAACGTTTTCTTGTATTGTTCTGCACCAAGATTGATCAAGTATTCAACGTGAGAAAGATCACAGTTGGCAGAGGGTTCCTTCAAGTAAGCCAAGTTCCAGCCGTGCCGGTGATTACAGCGACCATAGTAGAGAGCATACCCGTCACCATGCAGTTCGATAGTGTATCGTGGTTCACATTCACAAGTAAAAAGATCTGATAAATTAAACTCAGCCATTTAAATTTCCTCGACAATAAAGTTTGGAGCCACGCCGTGATAATGTGGCTCATTGCCACACGGAAGTTCTCCATCTCTTTTCAGCAAAAATTCTTCAGTTTCAAACCACTGCATATGCAGATATTGGTTATAACGTGCTGCCGACGTTGCCCCTGCGGCAGTTGGATACACTTTAGCGTAAACAACGTTTTTTGGATCAACCTTTTTTGACTTACTCGAACAAAAATAATTTCCAGTTGACGCATCCTTGACTACATAGGGCATTTTATTCTTTACTGTTATAGTGATTTAAAAAGTTTTCCATATACTTTCGAATGTTTTCCGCTCCTACAGGATTCATACTGTGAACATGATAGCCAAATCCCACAGGCAAACGCAGATTGTTATCCATCACGTGGTCACAGAACCATTTGGCAAACGTATAGCCAGTTTTCTCGCCTGTGTCTTTTTCGTAATGTTCGTCTGCCAAGTCATGGTCAAAACTGATCATAGTGGGCAAACCATACTTTTCCACACACCAAACAGCATCATCCATGCTGCGGCAGATCACTAGGTTTTTGTAAGGTCCGTAGTTGTAACGCACATCAGCAGGGAAGCGAATGTCATCCAAAAACAGTGTCCAGTGTGTCATTATTTTACAGCCTCTAAAAATTCAAGTTGGTCGATGTGATACATGTAGTTCTGTCTAGTCTTGAATCGATGATCCAGTTTAACCAACACCCAGTCTGGGACAAAGCCCCACATCACAATACTGCCCGTTTTACCGCTGGTGGGTCTATCACCAGCGATTCTAACACGATCGCCCGGTTTCAAATCAGTCATTTCGAACTCCGTGTTGTCTACATTATTAATGTAATACATCTTGGTTCATATGTCAACCATTTTTAAACTTCAAATAGTTGTTCAGCAAGTTCTTCGATTAGGTCGTTCATACGTTTCTCAATCCTATTCTACTGTAACCTGAGCGAGATTTAATTTCTCGATTACTTTCACGCTTTTCGCCAAATCGTTTGATTCCTGCCCAATATCCAGCAACATATGAATCCCAATCCAATTTAGTAGATTCTTTTTCATAATCTTGCTTGACTCTTTCTAAAAATTCCGGAGTCATGCTTTATCCTCCGCAAAGTCGCCTTCGGTTCTACCGTAACTGCCCCAATACACTTTGCTACCATCTGTTAGTGTGATTTTTACAAATGGTTCGCCATTTACGTGAGCAGTCTTAGGATTGTCACCTTCTGCTAATCCAGCATCAGTGGTATTCCAAGCATGACTATAGCCTGGAAAATCTCCCGGCCGATATTCCGGACCGGGGTTTTCTAATCCATAGCCTCTACCGCGAATATAAAGGCCGTGTTTATCTTTACGAATCTTCATTTCAAAAGCCACAGTTCACGAGCAAACTTGCCCATTTCATCTAAACCTGCTTGGTATCCAGCAAGCCAGGCTTTGTAAAGAACTTCTACATCGTCGTTTCGCAACAATGTAGCAAGTTCGTCTCGATTCGCTTCAAACCATTCTTCAAATGTCATTGTGCGTATTTCTCGTCTGTTGCTAGTTGTTCAGTTTCACAGGTTGCAACAAACTCGTCAGTGGGAAACATGCTCAAATCCAACTGTGCTTTCAACACCGGGTCCGCATAACTCTGCTTGATGTCAGTGAGCATCATAGTTGTGAGCATTTCGCAATCATTGAGGTTTTGTCCTTCGCTGCCCAGTTGTAGAACAACTGCACCAGCATACCAAAGTGTAGCCCAATAAGTCATAGTAGTTCATATCCTGTGTTGATCAACTCACGCTTTAGTTGGTTATAATCTACAGTGCTCCAGTTGCCATCAATGACGCTAATATGATTATCCGCAGCATCTACAACATCTTTGGCTTCTTTAAGACCAAAACGTGTAACACTGCGAACAGCCTTGATAGCATTGATCTTTTGCTTCCCATCCGGCCACACAGCACGAACACGCATAGCACCGCCAGCATGACCCATCAGCAGTTCCATAAACATCTGTCGTTGCAGACCAGGATCAAAAGCGTCAAACATAGCACATACACGCTCGTCGCCCAGTTCCTCTCCCAGTTCCTCTTTAGCAGCACGAGCAAACTCCTGTGCCTTCCAAATCAACTGTTGACTAAACTTACGCTTCATTGCTTTTCATCCCATTCAAGACCGCGATCTTTAAACCATGTACGACGAACAGACTTTTCCTGTTCAGTTTTTGCAAAAAAGTTCCAACTCTTGTACCCGTTCACAAACAAGATAGCATCTGCAATTACATAGCCTGCAAAAAGGATTGCCAGTGCTTCCATTAGATCAACTCCACAGTGTGTTCGCCAATTTCAATACGCACAATCTGATCAGGTGCGTACCAAACTTGGTCGATTGTTACGCCTTTACTGCCACGATTGCTGAGCCATTCTTGAACATTCCGGCCAAGGTCAACTCTAAACACACCAAGACTTCCGAATCTGGTATCTTCATAATCCAACACACGAACAAACGGGTCTGGAACATCTTTGATATAGATGTGCAGAGTTTGAGTATGACGTTGTAGAGGATCTTCGTCGTAGCGTTTTTGTTCTTCGCTGCGAGGATCCCACAGCCATTTCAGTGAATCAACAATACCCATTGTATATCTCCGTGTATCGGTTTATACTAATAATATAACACAGTTAAGAGAAAACGCAAGAATTTAGTTTCCTGCGTTTTCAAGTGTTTACATGCCCATCCAAACTGCACATTCATCCCAACGAACGTTGGTAGTGGTATGCTTTTCTATATGATCCAATATCATAGCACGACCGTCACGATCGCCAAAACGACCAAACACATACGCAGCCGCAAACGGATCATTGTGCTTGATCGTAGGCATCCACTCCTGAGCATAACGCTTGCGATCCAGCCCTGACGCAACCACAGTGTTCCAATAACGGTCATACTTTTCCACAGTGGCGTGCAGACGTTCCGCAAAGCGAATTTCAAAGTTACGAACACGGTTAGCCTGAATAACAGGTAACATCGGAACCACATCATCAACTTCTTCGTTGAGGATCAAGTTCACAATGTTACGATCAAACACAATACGATCCACAGTCTTGTGAATACGCACGTACCAGTCGTTCTTGACCTTCAGCATGTGACCATCTGCAAAACGGATGATGTCGCCTTCACGACCTTCAGCACCACGCTGGCGAGCAATGTAGTCACCCAAGTTGCCTGCCACACTACCGTAAACCGGAACACGAGTAAGTCCCGACGGAGTAGAGTTTTGCTCAACAAGATAGTTACCAGTCTCGTTGTGGCGAATAGCCAACAGCACAAGGTCAGCAGTTTCGTATGCCAGAACAATTTGGTTGAACGGGCTCACAAACTCAAAGATCGGAGTAAGTCCAATCTTTACACAGCGAGCCATCCAGTTCATGATTTCGCCTGCATCGCTGCGACCAGCAAGATAGGTTTCGGCATCCATAGCAACTGACGTCACACCCATCTTGGTAGCAAGACGCAGACAGCCGTTTACAACGATAGGACGGATCATACTACCATCCATCTTTTCCATAATCACATGCGGCTGAGACATGTCGACTACATGAGTCTGAGTCTCTTCACGCTCGTTCACGTTGAAGAACTTGTGGAACGGACGGCTCATAAGGTTGCCGTCGCGATCAAAGATAAGACCACGGCATTCGCGACGGATTGCGCCGCCCAAGTCATCTGGGCCAGTCATGTCAAAGGTATCAGCCATGGCCACTACGTAATTCACGACAGTGTAGCCTTCGCGCTCTGCTACAACAAACTCGTCACGGCCTTCTACGTGCGGCAGCACATCACTGATGTGACGGATCTCAGGAAAACGGTAGTTCATGATTTTATCCTTGTGTATCACCTACCCTAGTGTTATAGCACAAGGATAGGCAGTTGTCAATCACTGATTCTGTTGCCATACATGTCGTAGCAGCGGACAGCATCAAAGCCTTCTTCTACAGTAGGACGAACAAAACTATCCATCATTGATTCAATAACATGATCAGGAATAGTCTTGCCTGGACGGCTAGCCATACGGTGCCGCCAATCTTCCCACTGGCTGTCACCCGCTGGCAAGAGGATGCACTCGCACTCAACACGATAACCTGCGTTACGCATACGATTAATGATCTTAGCCCGCTTCTTGGCACCAAGATTGGTCTGATCCCAAACAATGCTACGCTTGGAACGAACAACATCATCTAGTTCACGATTCATTGTATTAGTTGCCAAACTAATCAAATCGTTAAACACTTCGTTGTAGGTCTTACCATCATCCGCAGCCCATGCTTCAAGTAGATTGTCAGTACTGTAAACAAACACCCCATCACCGTGGTCACCCATGTCTCGAATTACTCGGTTTACTAGAGTGCTCTTACCAGCAGCAGGCAAGCCAACCATAACAATACAAACAGGCTTAATCATTCTTTTGCTTCTCCATCAAAGGTGTAAGGCTTGCAACGATACCAACCATCCTTATCCATTTCTACCTTAAGAACAGCAGCTACAGCATCACACTCTGCACGAGTATCAAAACTTTGAGTCGATAGTATTTCTTCGCTGCCCCAGCCCAACCAAACGATTAGAACGAATTTGGTAATCATTTAGAAGTCCTCATCACCTTGATATACGTTGAACACAAAGATCCCTTCTTCACGCCACATACGCACAACTCGCGGACGGTCATCAAACACCATGTCAGGCTTACGACCGTAGTCGGCGATGATCTCATCAAGGATTTCACGCTTGACAATATCGTCACCACGGAAGTCGTCTGCCTTACGCATGTACAGTTTGGCAGTGTAGTTCCAAAAGCGATTGTCCTGCAACCACTTCATAGTAGCATCACGGCTACGCTCGTTGCGCCCGCTTGCAAAGATGATATCGTTACCAGCAGCCTTCAGCGAGTGAAACGCTTCCGCAACATACGGGTTCACAGCATCGTTTGGAATACCAGCGTCGAACGCTTTCCAGTTCTTTGGCTTGCTGCGAACATAGTCCAGCCGGTGCTCGATGTTAGCCAGTGTGCCGTCGATATCAAATACAATCAGCATCAAAAATCCTCCCAGTTCATTTTCATTCCAACGTTCATTTCAGCATTACGCTTTGCAGCTTCAAAGTCTACGAAAGGACCAGCGGAAGTGAAGTCATCGAGCAGACGCCCTTCGGGCGTAAACAGCATCCATTGTCCGCCGTACACTTTTGAGATACGAACCGATTTGATACTATTGGTAGCGACAAAATGGTCTTTGTTGACGGTTTCAAACTGCATCATGTCCGTGTTCCTCTGTTGCGTTATAATTTAATATAGCACTGTTGTAGGATTATGCGACCGAATAGTTTTGTTCGATATCAAAGGCTTGTAAAATTTGTTCGCTGTGCTTGCACTTACCATAGAAGGTAAATCCTGTGCAATCGCATGTGAATCCCTGTTCGGTAAGGGCAACTGTGTAGAAGCTGTCTTTTTTGCTACCTGCTACACTCCATTCAGTGCCTACCAGCAGATTGCCTTTGAAAGTCCAATCCGCAGGTTTCAAGTAACGTTTAGCAAACTTCTTAGCCACAGTTGCCCCCATGCTTCGTTCACATCGTAGTATAAATGTATACTACCATTTGGGCATTGTCAAGAGATTTCTTTGGCTTCGCAACGCATTGTATATTCGTAGCAAACGAGGACTGTTAGCTGAATGTTCTGATTTGGCTACTGCAAACTCTTTGGCTACTATTTCTTCTAGTAGTCTTAGATCGTCGTCTGAAAGATTTCCAAAATCTCTACTAACCATGTTTTTTCCTCCATGCTTCCTCGAAGCCATCTTCGTGTACAACGTTTTCGTGATTGCCCCAGATACGCTCAAAGTAATTGTTATACACACTTAGGATGTCTTTTTCAGGCCATGCATCTGGAATCAAATGCCCTTTAACAATCCAATAGTATCTATTGGCTTCTTTACGTTCTGTTTGTGTCATATTTTATTTACACGAAAATAAAATATTAACGCTAACATTAAACTTCTTGTTCTGTAGGTGTTTTTTGTTTTTTACCATAGAATCCATTTGTGTATACAATGTTTTCAGTGGTTTCAAACGGTTTGCAAACAGTAATTTTATTACCATTTTTTAAGAATTCGTCAATCAATTCTTGAGGACAGTTGCGGTGAGATCTACTTGGGGGATTCATGGGTTACCTTTATATTGTGTTTGATGATTCTACAATCATATCCATCAGTTCCGTGTGGGTGACTTGTTCTTTCGTAGGATCCAGCAGTTCTAAATTAAATATTTCTTCTTTGTTTTCATCATGTGTGTCAACATTAAAAAACATTTCTAAGTCATGCTTGTTTAGGTGTGTATTAAGTTTCTTAGCTGCCCACATTGCAGACATTACAACCAATTCAATTCTCAATTGCTGTTCTGAAATTGTATGCTCAAAAATATATTTGATAGTATCTTTTCTGACTGTGTCAAAGTATTCTGCTCTTTTTGCCAAATTGAACAAATACAAAATATTTTCTTTATCCATTACATCCTCGATTCAGGCATAAACCAATACAATAAACTTCCACCAGGACCCACTGCATTAACAAGTTCGTCAGTGTGGAAGAAGTCAATTGAATGCTTGTTTCGTTTTACAGTCCACATGTCTGTGAACCTTTTGTTTGCTTCTATAACTGAAACAGTATTTTTTTCGAAAGTGATTGCACGATATTTTAAAATTTTATTGTCATAAAAATCAGGAGACACTCCGTATTCGCTAGCAATATATTTTCTTAAGTCGTCTAAAGTATCCATATAGTATTTATAACTCAGTCTTTTTATCTTGTATTTCTTTTCTTCTAGATATGATTAGTTCTTTCATATCGTGAAGAGCCTGTCTTGCACGAACTGCACTTGCTTTAACACCCTTGACTTCGAACTTTTCGTGTTCTTGCAGGTATATTGCAAATGCTAGTTTTAACTTTTCGTGAACAGAATCTTCATTAAGCAAGAACTACCTCGCATAGTTCTCGCCAGTTCTTCACTCGAACCACCTGTGGATTTTGATACCATTGGTTATGTGGGTGATCAATTAGAATTGGCTTCAGGCCGTATTTCAACCCAGTATCACAGTTTTCTGGCTTGTCTTCAATCCACCACAGCCCGGGCTCGTATTTCATCAATGCATCGTCTTTGTCTGCTCCTGTGTCAAGACAGATAAGATCTTCAAATGCATCGCCGCCGAAGTGCTGATGCAGATTTTCCCAACGCAGTTTTTTAGCATACGGGTCGGTGCTAAGACTAGTGATACAATCAAATGTATAGCCTGCATCTACAAGAGTTGCAACGCCGGTACGGCTGTCACGCAGCACTGGCAAACAGCACATCCAAGCACTTTCGTTGAATTCACGTACAATGTCGTGCTTGTCTTCTTTGGGAATACCGTATGCTTCAGCAAGGTTGTAAATGCCGTGCTTGATCTTGGTGTATCCTTTTTTAATCATCCACTCATGGAATGGGCCTTCCCAGTCCAACAACACGCCGTCACAGTCCGTTAGAATCTTTTTCATGTTTCACCTTTTTTAACAGTTAAAAGTAACACGTTTACATTTTGTTGTCAAGATGTAAATGTATCAGTTGATGCTGTTATAATGGTGGCAACGTAAGGGCCGTTGCCAATGCTATCACCAAGTCTTGCAACCTTTGTGCCACGCTCTGTGGTAGAACTTACTGTACCCGAAGCAGTAACTATTATACTGGTATGCCCGCAGTCCGTAAGAACAGTATCACCGAGTCTTGCAGTTTTACGGTTGTTAACATTAACTGTACCTGAAGCTGTAATAATTTTGCCTCCTACAGTAATTGGAAGATGCGAAGGGTGACTGCAAGTTCCTAACGTTCTGTCATGTAGTCTAGCAACTCCTCTACTCATAGCATTACATGCCTCCGGATGCAATCAAATTGTTAAGTTCGGTTGCTTGTGCTTCTATACTTTCACGAGTAGGAGTATAAAAAATGTTCAAAGATTGAAATGCATTTGCTACAGCATTAACTCCCGAAGACGCAGCCGATCCCATTGCAGAAATAGGGCCAGACGAAGCAGATGACGTTGCAGATTTTGCTGCTTCTACAGGCGAACTTGATGAATTCAATGAATCTGCAACAGGGGCAACTCCTGCAGGGATACCCGACACTGCGTTCATAAGGCCAGAACATGCTGCCGCAGATAAAACGTTTACAGCATTTCCAAGGGCGTCTACTATTCCGCCAATTGCATCAGTAATTCCCCCAATTACTCCGGTAACTGCATCAACTGCTCCGGATATTGTCGAAGTAATAGAATCTAACACGCCGTCAACGGCATTTTCAATAGAAGAAAGTGCATTTTGCAAATTGTTTGCAACTGTAGTTAAACCGTTTGAAATTGCATCTGCAATCATAGATGTAACCTGGCTAATTTTATCTGTAATATTGTTGTAAACATCTTGAATTCCTCCGAGGAAATCGTTAATAGACCCTGCAATACCTCCTAACCCGCCGACAAAATTTTGAAATGCAGTTTCGGCTGCTTTCAATGCTGTAGATAGTGCTTCATCTACCAAAGATCCAAGTGTATTAAAGATATCACACGCACCTCCGGCAGTTTGTATTACAGAACCTACACTACTGTTTAATGCTGTTGATGAAGAAAGTGCTGAATTTAAATTTCCTATTGGCATAATTTACTCCTTAAACCATTTTAATTCCAGTTGTACTGCTAGTATACTGTTTTGCCATATCACTATCAGTTTTTGCAATAAAGATGATTGCATTTTTGTTAATTTCAATTTTAGTGTCGGGATTAACTGTGAATGAATACGGACCTAAGCCGATTCCCTGATGTGTTGCCATAATTGCCAGTGGCTTGGATACTACGTAGGTGTTTGCTTTAGTTTCAACCAATCTAGCAATTAGTTCGTCACCGTTGAATGTTTTAATAGTAACGGTATCACCATCTTTTAACGGTGCTTCAATTAACATTATCTTTTCCTTTTAATAGCTCGTTTTGCTGCTTTAATAGCTCGTGTTTTCATACTAGGTGATCTTGATTTTTTTATTTTTTTCATTGCCATTACAGTGACCACCCTGTTCCGTTGTATGCAGTTTCTTCTAAGTAAACTACTAGGTTATCAGCGCCGCCGATGCTGGTACCGTTGACTTTAATTTGGGGGAATGTTTTTGCTTCGGGAAACTCTGCAAGAATTTCATCTCGAGTAAAGTCAACGTCAAGTTGCTTGTAAACATATTTTAAATTTCTATTTTCGCAAAGACGCTTTGCTTTTTCACAGTATGGGCACTGTGGTTTCCCCCAAATTTCTATCATAGGCTTAGTCCTTTAAATGTATCGGTGCCAACGTCCTGTTTAGTGCCGCCGCTGACGTAGCTAGTAATTTCAGTTTCTTGTGGAGCAACTTGAACGTCTGCACCACTAATCCATTTTTGTGTCCATGGCAACGGATTGGCTGATGGAACCTTGTACGGGCATGGAAGATTTACGTGACCCATACGTCTTGCGCAGATCCACTCAATGTATTCGTTTAGCAACTGTGTGTTTAGTCCGATCATCGATCCGTCTTTGAACAAATACTTTGCCCATGCTTTTTCTTGATCAACTGCGTCTACAAACATCTTAATGCATTCAGCTTCAGTTTCTTCTGCAATCTTAGCGTAATCAGGGTCATCCTTTTTAAGAAGCTTCAGCAACATTTGAGTGCTTGCAAGATGCAGGTTTTCATCACGTGCAATCAACTTGATAATTTTAGCATTGCCTTCCATTTTCTTGAGTTCGGCGAATGCCCAACTACATGCAAAGCTAACATAGAAACGAACGCCTTCAAGAATGTTAACACTCATAAGAGTAAGCCACAACAGTTTCTTTAATTGATAAAGATCAACTACTACAGTCTTGCCGTTAATTGTATGAGTACCTGCGCCGAGCAAATTATAATACATGCTGGTTTCAATCAAGTCGTCATAGTACTTTGAGATATCGCTAGCACAATCAACAATTTCTCTAATGTCCATCATCTCGTCAAAGATTTTGCTAGGGTTGCTGTAAACGTTTCGAATAATATGTGTGTAACTACGACTGTGAATAGTTTCACTGAATGTCCAAGTAGTGATCCAATTTTCAAGTTCGGGCAAACTAACAATAGGACTAAACGCTTCAACTGGTGCACGACCCTGAACACTGTCCAGTAGGATCTGACGCTTTAGATTTGATGTAAAGATATGCTGCTCGTGATCAGTTAGTGCTTTAAAATCTTTAGCATCTTTGTAGATATCAATTTCTTCAGGACGCCAAAAGAATCCTAGCTGCTTGTCAGTCAATTGATCAAAGTATTTGTATTTTAGTGTGTCATAACGTTGGATAGTGGGTCCACCGGTTGGATCAAGAAAAGCCAATACTTTTGTATGATCTGCACGGTTCTGGATATCAAAGACGCTCATAGTTTACCTCGTTTCTATAGCAATTGTAAATTTAACATAACACCATAACGATGTCAATTATATTGTGCAGCTTTCACACATTTCATCTGTGTCTGCTGCGGGTTCTTCTGTATCTTGTACTGTAAACATCTTTGACACATCAATTTCGCCCTGACCGTCGTTGGTGTTGAAGTAATACAATTGCTTGCCACCGTACTTGTAGAACATGATAAGGTGTTGCAACATAACGCTCATTGGAATCTTTTCGTCTTCAAAGAAGATAGGGTTATAGCTTGTGTTTACGCTGATACCCTGATCAATGTATTTTTGAAACACTGCCATAATTTTTAAATAGCCTTCTGGGCTACGCTGATCCCAAAGCAAATCGTACTTGTTCTTCAAACGTTTGTATTCTGGAACAACTTGCTTTAGAACACCGTGCTTGCTTTGCTTGACTGAAATGTATGCACGAGGTGGTTCGATTCCGTTTGTAGCGTTTGCAATTTGTGCTGAAGTTTCACTGGGCATAAGAGCCATCAGTGTGCTGTTACGAATACCTGTTGTTTTTAGTTGTTCACGCAGGTCATCCCATGGCATACGCTCGCGGTGCGGTACAAGTTCATCTACATCCTTTTTATAGGTTTGATTAGGTGTAATTCCGTAGCCATACTTTGTTTCCATCAATCCAGGTATAGCGCCCTGCTCTGCTGCCAAGTCAGCACTTGCTTTGATCAAGTAGTAACTCCATGCTTCTGCCCACTCGTCGACCAACTCTAGTCCTTCGGGTGTGATGTGTTGGTAGCTGAGATTTTGTTTGGCTAGCCAGTATGCAAAGTTAATAATACCAACACCTATTGGACGGCGCTTTTCAGTGCTGAGTTGTGCTGCTAATATAGGATAGCCCTGGTAGCTTAGTAGTGCATCAAGTCCACGCACTGCCAAACGACATACACGTTCGAAGTCAGCTGTTGTTTTCATGTTGCCCCAGTTAATGGCGGAAAGGGTGCAAAGGCTGATTTCTCCCTCCGGATCGTTTAAATCATTTAATGGCTTGGTGGGCAAATCAATTTCTGCACAAAGGTTGCTTTGGCGAATTGGTGCAAGCTCTGGAATGAACGATCCGTGGTCATTTGCATTGTCTACGTTCTGTAGATAGATACGTCCGGTGTTCTTGCGTTCTTCTATGAATGAACTAAACAGTTCAATTGCCTTAACTGTTTTCTTGCGTAGTCTTGTATTGCGTTCTGCTGTTTCGTATAGTTCACGGAATTTTGCTTGGTCTGCAAAGAACGCTTCGTACAATCCAGGAACATCGTTAGGAGAGAACAGTGTAATGTCGCCGCCTGTAATAAGTCTTTCATACATCAACTTATTAAATTGTACGCCATAATCCATGTGACGTACTCTAGTCTCTTCAGTGCCTTTGTTGTTTTTCAGCACCAACATTTCTTCTACTTCAAGATGCCAAATAGGGTAATAAATTGTTGCTGCACCACCACGCACACCACCCTGGCTACAGCTTTTAGTTGCTGCTTGGAACATTTTATAGAAAGGAATAATGCCAGTGTGATATGCATCTCCTTTGCGTATAGGACTACCAATTGCACGAATAGCACCGCCGCCAATGCCAATGCCAGCCTTCTGGCTTACATACTTAACAATGCTTGAACTTGTAGCATTGATGCTGTCAAGACTGTCGCCCGTCTCAATAAGTACGCAACTGCTAAACTGTCGCTGTGGTGTACGAACGCCTGCCATAACAGGAGTAGGCAAGCTGATATCATGCAGACTAATTGCATCATAATAGTCTTTTACCCAACGTAGGCGTGTTTCCTTAGGATAGTTACTAAACAGCGTAGCAGCAATTAACATGTAACACATTTGCGGAGTTTCAAATATTTCGCCTGTTACACGATTTTGTACAAGATACTTTCCGCGGAGTTGTTCCATAGCAACATAGGTTAAGTTTTCATCACGTTCATGCTTGATGAAACTGTTGATCTTTTCCCACTCGTCATCGCTGTAATATCCTAGCAAGTCTGGATCGTAAAACCCACGTTCAGTGTTTTTAACCACAAGCTCTTTTACGTGAAATGGTGTGTAGCCGTTGTAGACTTCTTTGCGCAATGCATAATTGATAAGTCTGCCGCCAACGTATTGATAATTCGGTGTGTCTTCGTTGATAAGATCTGCTGCGGCTTTGATCAGTGTTTCTTGAATCTCACTGGTTTTCATGCCGTTAAAGAATTGTATTTGACTTTTTATTTCAACTTCGCTTGCGCTCACTCCTGTAATATCTTCACATGCATAAAACACTACCTTATGCAGTTTTTCAATGTTAAGAGCTTCTCGCGACCCATTGCGCTTAGTGACATAAATCATCAGTTTTTCCTTTTCTTGTTCTATTTGATTGAATATTTATTGAGCTATATCTAGCTCGTATGTTTTTTCGATTAATAAGGTTGCAGGCAAATCATTTTTTAAAAGTATTTTATTAGGGTCATAACCAATAACATTGTTGTCAACAAACAATAGGTATTTTATTTCAGACTTATGTTTATTGGTACAGATATGTATCTCAAATTTGGAGTCAGAAAACCTTGTAGTTAATGCTAATGTGTAAAAAATTCCTAATAAAATAGAAAAGTCACAATACTTGTTTTCGTACAATAGTCTCCACGGATCCAACCATGATGACTGATCGTACGGGTCAACTTGTATTTTAACTAGTGGCGCACGATTATAAAAATTGAATATGTCTTCAAACGGGGTATCGGAGGTTTCGAGTTGATTTCTAAAATCAACCCAGGCTGCTAACCTTTCTTCGTATTTTTTATCAAACATATATTATGCTTTTACTCTTACTGTGTATAATAAACGGTCTGTGGATATAGATGGCAATATATTTTGAGCCAATACTGCAACAGTATCGTATCCAAGTGTTGAATCGTCCAGTGGCGGCAAACGAGTTGCAGTTCCGTAGTTAACAAAACTAGCAGTGAATGTTATGTCTGACGCACGGGCAGTATCTCCTACCCATGTATAAACATCATTAACAACTAATGCAGCATCGGAGTAGTTGCATACTACTTCTAGTGTACCTTCTCTAACACAATCGTTTGTTTCTTCTGTATAGATATAATCTATAAAAATTGTGCCATCTTGAACAATTGGAAACTTTAATATGTTCTGAGCACTCGGACGATAGCCGATAGTAGTTTCGCTGTAGTAAGAATTACGATAGCTTGTTCTGCCTTCGATTTCCGGAATGTATTCTATACCAGCATATAAATCAGTTGTAGCGTTTGGACTCAGTGACTGTGTTCTTGCAAAATAATCCAGGTCAGATACGTTGGTAGCAGTATTAAATGTGATGTTAGGATACAACGCCAATGCAGGAGAGCCTGCATCGTTTCCTACATTATAAAATTTATTACTGTAACTCAAGTTGTAATCGCCGTTGTCTACATTGATACCTTGTTCGTCAATATAATCAAAAGTACAATTTTTAATTGTATTAAACAACGGTCCTGTTAATTGTCCAACTGACCCTAAAATAAATCCGTTAGCAGTTAATCCAAATGAAACACCTTGTTTACAATTAATAAATTTTCCTTTTTCGAATACATTGTCTCTGATATCAAAGTCACTATACACGCCGTAGTTAAATCCGTCAATCTCAAAATTAGAAAAAACGTTGTCATTGCAAGTTACTGCGGTACTCAACGAACGCAAGTCAATTGCTCTATTTTGTCCTTCTGTGTCGCCTGTTTCCCACAAACTTGAAAAGGAAATATCATCAAAAATACTAGACTTTACGTTGTATAATTGCCATGCAGGATATGCTACGTTGTTGGCACGGAATGTTATACCTGATATGTTAAGGTTACGAGGCTGATTTAATGCAGTATCCAAATCATGTGACTCATAATCACCCGGAGTACTGTCGCTGTTCACAGTTTCAAGCAATGCGCTTGTTGTGCTTACGATAATGGTTTTGTTTTTTCCTGCGCCGGCAAGTGTTACATACGAAGACACTCTCAATGGAGCAGTGATCAAGTAAGTTCCGGCTGGAATATACAACGTAACTCTGCTGGAAGGATTTGCTTTGGTAGCTGCATTAATAAACAACTGATCAATAGCTCGTTGCAATGCTGCGGTATCGTTTGTAACACCGTCACCTACTGCTCCGAAGCTGGTTGCAGTAACAAAGTCGTCCAGGCGTTCTTGCAAGGTTCTGGCTACAGGAACACTTGAACTTGCACCGGTTTGTACAACATCTGGCTTGTATATGTATTGTTCTGCTAGGGTAAAAATACTATCGTGTTCTGTTAATACTTTTGTATTGCCAACAGCAGGAGCACCTTCGCTAACACTACCGTTTCCGATATACAATTCCTGTGTATCAATTGCCCAGCCTATTTCGCCCGATGCCAGCTGAGGCATACCAGAACCAGATAACTTACGACCTCTGCGGTGCTGAATTCTTGAGATTTGGACAATCGCCATGAATGTTCTCCTAATACTATTTTAAGTATTTAGCCAAACTTTTCATAGTATTGATACACTCTGTCCCACCATTTGGCTTTCCAATAATCAAACTCGTCAGGCCAAATATCAAACTGTTGGTATTCTAAGTTACGACTGCACATAAACACATGACCTTCGCGGATGTCAGTGCCGTGTATCTCGTTATGTGCCAATGCGTAGGCAGTAAGTTGAAGGAAGTAATCTTCTACCCACTCTGCTTTTTTAGGCTTGTTGGTTTGTTTAAAGTCCATGATGCAAGGTTGCTGTTTATACAATCCAACCAAGTCAGTGGTACCTGCATATAGGCTAGGAATATACAAAGGAACTTCACTACCCCAGATTTCATCTACATCATCCAGTGCATGTGTCTTAATGGTACTGGCCATTTGATGCGCTTGTTGTGCATAAGGATTACTTCCAGGAACTGGCCAATCACCGGAGTCAATGTAATCTTCAAGATACTTGTGCATACGAGTGCCAACACCCGATGCTTCTGTTGTTATCTCTTGCGCTTTTTGTTCACCGACACGCTTGCGCCATTCAATAAGATGTGTTTTATCTTTGGTTTCACCAAGAATTGTTGTAACACTTGCTACAGGAGTACCTCCTGGAGTTTCGTACTTTCGTTTGCCGTTTATTTCAACTCTTGTTAGCTTTTCGTAGATAAATTTATTTTTTATTAGGGACATAAAAAAATTATAGCATTATAAGTCGTTAAGGTCAACTGCTTTTCTAGCCATTGCACTTACAGTATTGGATTTCTTTGGTCTCTTGTCAACTTCTAGATCATCTACTTCGCTGGTCTTTAACTCAACAGTGTCTTGTGTAAAGTCCTTGATCAATTCAGCAATTCGCGGATCTGTATCGTGTGCTGCCTTTAATGTATCATAGGAAAACTGTGGTGCGTTCATGTTTTCCATCCATCTGTTCAGCTCTTCCATAGAGAAGGAAGTCCTACCTTTGTTTTTCAACAGAGATAGGACTCTAAATAAAACTTCGCCGTTGATGCCTTCAGTTACTTTTTTTTTGAAAGAGCTGTTATTAGTCTAGATCCGTCAATGCTTTCCTTGGCACGAAGCTTCTTTAATACTGCACCTGCAACCTTTTTGCCATCGGCTTTGCCTGCGGCTGCTTTCTTTGCTGAGTAATCTTTTGACTCACGCTTTGCACGATCAGCTTCTAGATCGCCGCCAGTAGCAGGTTCTGATGCAGCAAATTCGTCATCTGCGCCCATGTCAGTCATGTCGTCTTCGCCATCAACAGTTGGTTCCATGTCCATGTCAGTCATGTCGTCATCAGCACCCATGGTGTCTGTTGCTACTTCTTCACCAGTTAGATGTCCAACACCTCCGGTTAGTGCGGTTCTGGTTGCTTCAAGTGCGCCATACAAGCTGTCAAGTGCAGGCTTTACTGTGTTGGTAAACATGTCGGCAGCTTCTTGACCCATTTCGTCACGGATAGCATCTGCAAGATTCAACATTGACTCTGTTTGCATTTCAGCAGTGTCTTCCATCCAGCCTGTGACTTTTTCTACCATTTCTTTAGCAGCCATTACAAGCTCTGCTTGATCTTCTGCGCCTTCGGTAACCATTGATTCTTCAATTGACTCTTCGTCAATGTCGCCACGCTCGCTGATTGCTGCGTTCAGTACGTCTAGCATCAACTTTGACTTTTGATAGGTTTCGTTTTGAACCTTATTGAAGCTTTCCATTGTCTCTACTTGAGACAACTTTGTGCGTAGTTTGTTACGAGCGTCTTGCAACTGCTCTAATGTAAAACTGTTTAAATCAATCTTTTTACCAAAACGAGAAGCAAGGCTTTCGTTTAAACTTTTTGAAGTTACTGGCTTTCCAAATTCTCTTATGTTCATGTTGTTAATTCCCGGAATTGTGTTTATATTATTTATCACATGTCGCGCATAATGTATTCTTCTAGAAAATCTGTTGCACTGTCAATCTTGTCATGTGCTATTTCTAACCTATGTGTGATTGATTCTTTGCGTGAATCATCGCTGCTGTTAGAAATGATATTATAATAAAAAGCAATATCATTATAATTTTTTTGTAGAAGAGTGTCGTATGCTAATACACGAGTGTAATTTCTGTTTTTTAAATATGATTTTGCAACTGCAATTGCAGCAGGCTTACTAAAAGTGTTTTCGACTTGTTTACTTTTTTTACTATCGATTACGATATATCCAGCGGACTTACTTTTCCTAATGATCATAGGCCCAATGCGGATTGTGTTTCCTGCTTTAACAGGAATAACATGCTTATCAAGTTGTTGATTGATAATTTCTTCGAGCTCTTGTAATGCTTCGTCAAGGTTTTTCATTTGGCAACACCACTGTACTTCCTTTATACCTGATCTTTCTTAGAAGACTTTTTCTTACTAAGTTTTCGCTAACGTGCTGTTCTCTTTCAGATAATGTTTCAAAGTAACATGGTTTTTGTAGCTTGTCAAGCAACTTCTTCTCTTCATTTGTAGTATAAATTTCAAGATCAGTTATTTTCATATTGCCATGTTCTTTTTAATATTATCTTTTTTGTATAAAAGTTTAGTTGGTTGTGTCGGATCCTTTTGTGCATCCGGGTTATCTAGTTCTACATCATTTCCTCTTAGACTAGATACTTTATAGTTGGTTTGTCCTGTTGCGCTAGGAAGTGTTATTGTACTGCCTGGCTTTAATAATTGATCTTTTGCTATGTCCAATGCTTTATCTTTGGCTGTTCCTGCAACTTTGCTAGCTGCTTGTTGACCTACACCTTTAGATGGTGCGCTGGCAACAGATCCAACTGCTCTTGCAGCAGAGCCTACACCTTTTGCTACAGCACCGGCGGCGTTTGCGGCTGCGCCAACTGCTTTTGCTCCGAGTTTAGCAGCGCCGATTCCAGCTCTAGCAGCGGCACCAGCAGCCATGCCTACACCTCTAGCTGCACCAACCAATAGAGGAAGTATTTCATCTAAACGATCGTCTTCGGTTATAAACTCGTCTGCTTTCATTTGTATTTCCTCATTTATCTGTTCATTGCCTGTACTCGTCTACTTGCCGGATTGACTCTTTTGGTTTTTCTGGCCTTGCGTGACATCTTGTCGCCAATTCTAGATTTGAGTCTTTTGAATCTTGCACTCTGTTTAATATCCAACGGCGCAAAACACGCAGTCATTTTACTTACGATACGTCCATTACGGCGTCCGCCAGAGCAGCGATATTTGCGAACCACTTTGTTTCCATTGCGTCCCCATATCTGCTTTTCTATTACAGACTCTTCGTCTAATGTTTGAAATAAATCTCTTAACAGCATATATTATTTATCGCAAGTTAAAACTTTGTTAAACAAAGTTATTTCATAACAAATTTAATAAAACTGTTTATGGAGTCAAAGATATAGTTATCTTTGTTATCGGGCTGAATGATATCCGTATCTGATAGCAAAAATGGTGTTGAATTTTTTATTGAATTACATATTTTGTTGTATATCATTGTGTTATTTTTATAAGACATGTGACACTGCCTTGCATCTATATAATCAATGTTTTCGTAATCTATATTCCAAAAAATTGATTCTGATTTATACACATCATACAATGGTATCGATTGTGTGTTAGATGACGAAGCTACATCGATGTATACTGTATCTGGACGTTTTCTCATTACATCCTCAATCATTAAGTTATCAAACAGCTCAATTCTAAAATTATCTTCTGGTTGTACATATACGAAATAATCTCTAACTATAGACGACATTTTATCAGTTGCTGTTATACTTGATGCATTGTAGTAATGATGCCATGTTTTGTTGTGCAATGAAAGTCTTCCAGGAAACGTTTTTAGAAAAATTATCTTATCATAATTTTTGTGTGTTTCTAAAAACGTTTTGTATGAAAAGTAGCAGTCTGTGCCGCCACGTGCATAATTTGTAACACTAAACGTTTCTGATAATAAATCAACCCAGCATTTGTATTTTAGTGTGAGATTATTTAAGAAGGTGTTGATATCGGTGTATCCTAATTTGCCGAACGCTGTTTTAAATATTTTTGTTTCGTGCTCATCAAGATTGCTTGAGTCTTGTAACGTTCGGTGGTTGTCTGCATAACTATCACCGTATATGGCTATTTTCATTGTTTATGCTGACTTAACCGTTCATAAGAACAACTATAATTACCGATAGTAAACTGGCTATTACCGAACCTGCTGCTCCTACTACAACTTTGATCAATGCAGTATTTGAATTTTTCATAGTGTTAGCTAGTTCTTCCAGTTTCTCTTCGACTTTACTAAGACGCTTGTCCAAGTTGTCATAACGTATTGCGCACAAATCAACATGTGCTTCTAAACTGGTTCTTTCAAGATCTGTAGTAGTCGACATTTAATAACTCCAACGGTTGCGACAAGAATGAGCCTTTTCGTGAGATTTAAATTAAATGCCTAACTGTTATATTTATGCTATTAGTCAATTTTTTCAAGCGTTGTGTTGATACTATCGCCTTTGGTAATAAATGCAGACACATCCATTTTGATTGTTTCTTCTAGTTGTACAATCACTGGTACAAGGTTTAAATCATCTAATAGTAATTGATATAGTTCATCATAGTATCCTTCAAATTCAAAAATTAGATGCCATACCTTGTGTACTCCTTTGTAATTGCCAATGTGTACATCTGTTGTTTCGCAAGTTGATTTTTTTATTGTAGGATTTGAACGCAATGAAACTGTTTGCAGTGCTGCTAGATAATTCTGTTGTTGATTTACTTTGATTATATCGTCGCCTTTGCGAGCTTGTGCATCAGTGATATCAATAAGTGTAGTAAGTTTAAATTTCATATTGTACTTATTGGTCATAAAAAAAGGGTCCGTTAAATACGAACCCTTTTAATATTAGTTTAAAAACTATTAGTCTTCGAAAGTTGCAACAACTGCTGCTGTTACACCTGATGCACCGTAGTTAGAACCAGCAGTGATACCTGCACCTTGTACTGCAAGTGTTAGAACGTTAGTTGCTTTGATAGTACCTGCAACTGTGTTGCCTTCTGCTTCTGCTGCGCGGATTGCTGCAAGCATTTCAGCGTTGCTGATTGAGCTCTTGCTCATTGTTACGATTTGTGTCTTGCCACCAAGACCGTTTGAGGAATATACCTTTTCCCAGTTGTCATTTACAGCCATTTTAAATCTCCTTGTTCTCTAATGGTGTACTTCATGCTCAATGAAGTTCTTATATTATATTTACCATTGATAGAAAAAAACCAGCGTATATGGTATTAAAACGAGGTTTATAACATTCTTACACTGAGAAGGTTTAATCCTGCAAGTTCTTTTATTCTGTTGAGTTCTTTGCTTTCAGCACTGGGCTGTATCTCGGTCCAGTTTTTATCTGCTTTGAGCTCTGACAACATTCGCTGTGCTTCTTCAGGAGGTAATGCGTTCATCATAGATTCAACGCTTCCTAGGTCTTCGGCTTTTGCAGACTTGTTTAACAGTAGCTTGGCAATCTCTTTTACATCAGTTGAAATTACGCTGTCATCCTCACGGCTCAGCAGACCTTTGAATGCACTCCACTTCATGCCTTTTTGCTTTGCCAACCACGACAGTGCCAGTTGTTTGTTTTTGCCTTTGTACGGCGAACCTTGCGGAATATTGTGTATGTGAAACTTGCTTACGGTATCGGCGTTTGGCACTACCATAATGTCAACTTGGTGTGCTGTATCTTTCACTGGAACTCGCACATGAACACTGACCCCAGTTTGTGCAGTTTGCAATCCTGCTTGATCAAAAAATGCTCGCAGGTCTTTTCTTATTTGCTTAGGATCTTCATTTTTAAAATATGTTGCCAACGATGATTGATCCACAATAAGATCCATGTCTCCACTTGTTTTACCCGGTGTCGGTGTTGCAGTGCTGCCTATTGGAATGGCAGCGGCGCCAGTCTTTGATAAAACTTTGTTTACTTGTTTTACTATTGTACCAATTTGACTGTGATCAAATGGTGTTACATCTGCAAATACATTACCGCCCATGTTTAATTCTTCTTTGTTTCTATAATTTTGTCAACCCCGGCTTTGAACTTCTTAGGGTTGTTGCTGCGTATTGCATTGATAAATCTACGCTCTAGGTCAATTGCTACATCTGGTGAATAAGTCTCGTGTATTTTAGAAAGCAAGTTAATTGCACTTTCGATTATATTACCGCCAGTTGTTTGAATACGTTCGTCGGCATAGTCTCGTCTACCCACGCTGTTTAATTCTTCAAGTATACTGCGAGTTTTCTTTTTCATTGTTACAAATCCTATAATGTATTTAGTTACCTTTGCATATAAATATCTACATAAGTGAGGGCACAACATGATCAAGGATCTAAATTTTAAAGAGCGTAGCCTCTTATTCGCTAGACTATCTGCTATCGCATATGGCGATCTCAAAGAAGTAAAAAAGCAAGCCAAAGAATTGGGCTTCACTACTGTAGAATTTTACAATAAAGACGGCGCACAAGCATACCGTTTTCAAAACAGACACGATCTAGTTATTGCATGTAGAGGTACTGAACCCACTTGCTTTAACGACATCAAAGCAGATTTAAAAGCAATACCTGTTATGGCAGAAACAGTCAGTCGTGTACACAGAGGATTCAAACGAGAAGTTGACGATCTTTGGCCTATGATTGTTGAAGACCTATCGGCCAAACGTGCCAAACAATCACTGTGGTTCACTGGACACAGCCTTGGTGCTGCAATGGCAACCATTATGGCCAGTCGTTGTTTGTATTGCGAGAAACTACCAGATCCTGAAGAACTCTACACATTCGGTTCGCCACGTGTAGGTTGGCGTGGTTATGTTGTGCATCTTGGTGTGCAACATCATCGCTGGGTCAACAACAATGATGTTGTTACTAGAGTTCCGCTTGCATTGATGGGATATAGACATCACGGTACAGAACACTATATGAACGCATATGGGCAAGTACGTAAGAACACAGGATGGCAGCGTGTAAAGGATCGCTGGCGTGGATTTGTTATGGGTATTAAGAAGGGCAGTATAGATAATTTCAGTGATCACTCGATGTCAAACTATATTGCCAATATAGAAGCATGGAACAAGGAGCAGGATTAACCCTGCTCCTTGAATATCTCAATTACTTGTTAGCCCACTCTTCTTGAGTTGCTGCTAGCTCTGGATCAGGAACAAGACCGTATTGTGCTAGAGCACCGTCTGGGCCTGCCATTTCATCACTTACGAAGAACTGTACGTACTCTCTAAGTCCTGGGATTACTTCAAGGTGTGCATCCTTAACATAGAAGTAAAGCGGACGGCTGATTGGATAATCACCTGCTGCAATTGTTTCTACACTAGGAAATACGCCGCTTACTGTAGCAACTTCTAGCTTGTCAGTGTTGTTCTGGTAGAAGCTAAGACCAAACACACCAAGTGAAGTTTGATTTGCTGCAAGACGTGCAAGTGTTTCAGTGTAGTCGCCGTCGATATCAACCGCTGCGCCGTCGGTGCGAACCTTAACACATGCTTTCTTTTGATCGTCGTCTAGCTTTTCAACGCCTAGTACTTCCTTGCACCCAGCTTCCATGACCTTTACATCAAACACTTCACGAGTGCCGTGCTTGGTTCCTGGAATATAGGCAAGAATTTCTATACTTGGTAGCGCAGGATCAACATCGCTCCAAAGTTTTGCAGTGCTGTCAGCGTGTAGTGCAGTGTACAGTTGAGCTACTGTTAGATCGTCAATGTTGAGTTGATCAATGTTAGATGCAAATACGATACCATCGTAGCCAATTCTAACTTCTGTAACTTCTCCAACTACTTCTTCGCACTTGGCCCATTCTTCTTCTTTCATCTTTGAACTGCTGTTAGCAATGTCAACTGTGCCTTCGCCTACACCTTCGCATAGTTTCTTACGACCTGCACCCGAACCGCCACCTTCTACAACTGGTGATGGAAATTCAAAGTTTTCGCCAAATGCTTCTGCAACAATGGTTGCATATGGAAGAACTGTGCTTGAGCCTGTAACCTGTACGTTGTCACGTGCAAATGCACCTGTGGCTGTTAGGGCTACCACTGCCGCTGCTGTTAGTAATGTTTTCATGTGTGTTATCCTTTTGTTAACAAAATAAAACGCAAGGAGACTGTTTTGCTTTTAAAGCTATCTGTGTGTTTGTGTGTCTCATTACGTTATTATTTAAAAGATAATGTAACATAACTCTGTAACAGATTTATGAAGATTTTATCAAACATTTAAAAAACTATTCATAGGTATGCATTTTCTTGCAGGACGGTATGCAATAATCACGCTCGATTTTGTCAACATTTTATGTTAAATATATAGGTAATGCTGCAAGTGCAGCATTTCACACATATATAGAGAGAAAAAAATGTTAACACTAAAACTATTCAACGACTGGATAAGTTTACTGTCAAGTAAACACGTAGACAAAGACCTGTCAACTTGGGCTCGTATTGAATACAAAAAAGATTCAATGTATGCTTATAACTACATGCTTGAGCATGGCACTGCTCCTAGAGCAGGAGATTGGAAATGATTAAACAAATCAAAACTTGGCTTGCTCATCGTAAGATTTACAATCAAACCTATAAAGAATTGAGTTGTTTGACCATTCACGAACTGCGTGATCTTGGGCTCACACAAGATATGATTCCAGAGATTGCTACCGAAGCAACCTACGGGAGACGTTGATGCTTAAGATGTTCAGTAAATTGCTCAAAGGCAAAACAGAAAAAGACTTGATCAGCGAGTATCTTGCAGAATCTGTTGATATCGTAGATCTTGAAAATAGACTGCGCAGAATTGAAAGAGGTCAAGCACCTTGGCAAACACAGAGCAGAGCGTATCTGCAAGGATGGTCATAATGTTAGATCCAGATCACAGTTACTATCGCGAAATCAACGAAAAGAAAAAAGGTGGAAAGTGATGTCACACATTCCATACTACGGTGAGGATTCAGCACCTAAAAAAGATCACAAGCCGGTTGACAACAATAAATAACTGTACTATTGTTTAGAGATAGCAATAGCTTACACACATAGGATTGAACAATGATGAACATATGCAATCCATACACACACAAAAGGAAAACTATTATGAACGACATGACTAAACAATTTGAACAGTTTGCAGAATTTATGAAAGCTGCAATTCCGCAGGTCAAGCCAAACAAAAATGGCTACGAGATTCGTACCAAGGTACTGGAGTTCGCTCAGAACCAAGTGTGGCAAGACTTCCATGCAAAGTGGGGTGCTTTTGAAACTAGTATTTCGAAAGAAAATGGCGAAGTTGTTACCAAGGTTGCAATGCCAGATGCTCCAGGCACTGAGAAAGTACTAGAAGCTGCCGAAAAGTTCTATGAGTTTGTAAGCGGCGTTAAAAAATAAATAAATTATATAACTTATTTTAGATGATCCGGGCATAGCCTGTTAATTATATTATGAAGCAAGCCCCTCGTAGTTTATACTGCGGGGGGTGAATCTTTTTAACGCTGTTCAATCCAGGTCATAGCAGCCAATGCACTTTTGTTGCTGTTAGGACAGGCTATGGCCAGCGTCAATGTATCGCTAACTGTTCCCATACTGCCACGACCAATCTGATATATGGTATCTTTGTCCAGTCTAATCCCAGTGCCGCCGCCGCCAGAAATAACAAATCCACTGTCAATATCTACGCCGCCGGTATAACTAGTAGCACTAACATCATATTGTGTAAATGCGTTGGCGTCAGGCATGTCCACAAAGTTAGCACCAGTTAGTGTGGCATTGCGAACCAGTTTATAAAACACAGATGTGTTGTCTATAGTGGCTGCTTGGAAGAATGTGGGCAGGACGATGCCTTTGAGTGCAGCACTTTTTAATCTAATGCTGAGTATAGGATAGAATGTGTTGGCAGCACTCATAGTCCTGCCTGTGATAGGGCTGGTGATGTTTTCTGCAATGCCCAGTTTAGTGGCTTCACCTTCTGATATAAGACTGTTAGATCCTTGATATAGATAGTGTGTGCCTGCTACTCCTGTGAGATTTTCTATCTCTAATCTAATGGGCAGGAACGGAGTGGAACTCCACGGCACAGTTACGATATTAGCGTGATTGAATGTGTGAACGATATATGTATAACCGTTGATCACGAAACCTACAATGATCTGTCCAGCACCGTACCATTCATAGTCAAAAGTGATCATCTGTGCTTTGGTAGAATCAGCCACAATACCACTGTTGCCCAACCCATCCAACCGATCTCCGTTCCATTGGCTGCGAGGTATGCGATTCTCAACCATCGAGCCTGATGTGCTGCTGCGCACCACAACGTTGTATTCTGGTAAGCCGTCCGCACCTATGACTCCTGCATCTTCAAAGAAAAAACCGTTGGCATCGTCGTAGAGACCAAAGCGTCTGCGTATACCTACGACTGGTGTTTGTAATCTAACTGCATAGGTAAGTTGAGAGCTGCGTCCCGGAAGGTATCGCATCACATTACGAGTCTGTCGAATTACTTTAGAGCCCTGTGTATTGTTTACTGCCATGTCAATCCAGTTGGTATCACTATTCCAAGTGGCAGATCCGCCGTTGGTTGTTGATTCATCCCAGACATCTGTCTCTTTGCCGTATTGGAATGTGTTGAAGAAGTCAGTTTGATAGTTCGATATCTTCAACCTGTTCTTGCTAGTATAACCTGCTTGACTATCAATGGTTCTCAGTGTTGGCTGACCCTCAGCATCGTACTGCATACTCATGGTTAGGTCATTGGTGTTTGGCTCGTATGTATGAATGTAGTTTGTGCTGTTGGGATTTAAATTAGGCATTAGGGTGTGTTCCAAGGTCGTCGAGCAACCAAGCCACCTACATTAGCATTGTCTACCAATGTATTACCCGAATACTTTGTAGGTAACTGTGTTATGTCATATGTATCGCTGCGTTTAACAGCGGCAATATCTAGTTTTTGTTTTTGTCTATACTCTCTACTGCCGTTTTGGTTGGTTGTACAAAGTATAGTATCTCCGTCGATAATTCCTAAACTTGCTACACTACTGGTACTATCTCCATATACAATACTTAATGTATCTGCAGGATCTTCGATTTTGCTGATCGTATAAAAGTTAGTATCCAATCCTTCGTCAGCGGCAATAGCAGTAATGAGGTCGTCGATGGTTGTAGTATCATCAAACCCTGTGATACTGCCATATGCTCCTGTAAGTCCTTTGTAAGTTAGATCTATCAGTGCCATTATTCATACCCTCTTGGATCTTTGACTCTTATATCTTTAGGATGCTTGATACCGTTTGGTCCGCCGCCCACATCAGTTGTAACGCTGGCTACATCTGTAACTATTTCGTTGGGTGTATTGCTGTATTGGGTGGCGGTGTCTCGATTTGCAAGCACTTGATGTATCTGTCGGAAACGTGACACCAACTCTCCATCTGCGTTTGGTGTAGGCAACAGTTCAGGTGCAGACTGTTTATAACTGTGACCTCCGTCAATTTGATCGATCAAATCCAATACGTTTCTAATTAAGTCAGTTGCTCTCATTGTATACCGCCTAGTCTCTTGATGGTTTCTAACTCATCTGACTTTTTGTTCTTGTTCATATAAGCAAGAATGTTTTCATAATCGTCCATGGTTACCACACGGTCCTGACTGATGCGGGTGACTATCTCCGTTACAAAATGCAAATCAACATCATTTTCGACTGCTTCACGTGCTAATTCCATCAAACGCAAGAACAGTGCTACATTTAACCGTATAACATCATCTTCCATAACAATTCTCCTGTACTTTATTTATGGTTAAATAGTGTATGTGGAAATTTATCAAAGAGTGCTGGAAAGACTGGTTAGCAGTTGAAAATGAACTGTTTAACGCAGGAATATTCAGAATATACACAGTTTATGGTGTGTTTGAATATTATAACAACAACACTGCGAAGAAGGAGAACGACAATGAATCTAAAACGAGCGATGTGGTTTAGTTTAGGAATTGTATTTTTATGCGTAGCTTACATAGGTGTTGTAGTTCCAGGCATTCCGTGGAGTACTCCTGCTGTTGTTGCAGCATATTGTTTTGCTAGAAGCAGTGATCGCCTGCATCGTTGGATTTACCGTCATCGTCTGTTTGGTCCGTTCTTGCTTGGATGGCAAAGCAAACGTATATTTCCAACCAAATTCAAGTACTTTATGATTGCATCAATGTGCTCCAGTTTGATCATCATGTGGTTCACAACAGGCAACATCACAGCCATACTATGGACCGGTGCGTTCATGGCTGCGGTTGCAGTCTGGGGATGGAGATACCCAGGATCAGAAGAAATTTATCAACGTAGAATACAACAAGGAAAACGTATTGCATGGCTAAGTTAATTGCATTTGGATGTAGTTTTACTCATGGACACAGCTTACCAGATCAGCCCGAGTGGCGTTCAATATTAAAAAATCACGAGCCTAGTTTTTTAATCCCAGCCAGTAAACAGTATGCATGGCCTGCCGTACTAGGAGCAGAGCTCAACATGCCTATGGACAATCGCGGACACTGTGGTAACTCCAACAGAGGAATACTGCACGATATACTTACAACCACCATAGACAGCAACGACTTGGTTGTTATAATGTGGACCATGTGGAACAGGACCACCATATTCCAATCCGAGGATCACAGCAAAAACTTTGATGTGCATCCAACACGAGGCAAGGTGGATCCGTTTACACGACTTTACTACAGATATGCAAACGACTACGAGTTGCAGTTCGACACATTTCACAGCATCTACACTGCTGACTGTTACCTACGTTCACGAGGTATAAGAACCATACACACCACAATGACAGTTGAACAAGAGTCACTGACTAAACGTATGCGCAATTACATAGTTTCGTCAAAACCTACCCAAGTTGCCCAGCTAGGGTGACGTAGGGTAAAGTCCAGCTGTCTACGCTTGCGAACCAGTTCAAAGTAACCCGGCTGATACGGAGCATATCTAGGCTTGATATCAGTTCTGTTGCCTTTTTTACTATTGCAAGGACCACAGGCAGTGATGATGTTGTCCCAAGATGTTTTACCACCACGGCTCAGCGGCAGCACATGGTCTAGCGTTGCAGTGGCGTTGTTGACATCTACACCGCAGTAGCCACAATGATACTGATCACGCAGATAAACGTTGGACTTTGAGAACCTTGGCTTTTCTTTTCTGCGCAGATAGTCTTTGAGCATGATCACCGCAGGAACACGAGTTTCCCAACGCTGGCTACGCACGATCCAGTCGTCATACCATTCTAGTACATCACACTTGTCGTGATAGATGTACATGATGGCATCACGCCAGCTTACTGTTGAAATGGGCAGCAGGCTAACCGGCTGTCCGTCTGCGTTAATAACCAGTGTATCGCTCATTCTACATAACTCCAATTTGTTGCCGATACTAAAATACAAGTAATGTTGTCTTCAGCAAAGTATGCTGTGATTGTTTGTGTTCTTGTTTCTGGGTTGATCCAGGTTTCGATTACAGTTGTTTGACCGCCAAACACACTATCCTTGTAAACAATATATAGATCTCCCAAGCTGACTGAAAAAATAGTTTCGCCGTAGCTGGCCACAGTTTTTTCAAACTCCTCACGGTCTGCCACGCACGGACCTACTGTTTGCAGTACCTGCTGCGCATCAGCAGAGTTTACCGATGCTATCATTGCTAACCCTGCTAGTGCGTATTTCATCATATGTACCTATCTATTATCCGATTTAAACTGTAATCAACTGCTGCCTGCCATACCTCGTCACTGGGCTTCTCAAACACTATATTGTTGGGCAGTGCGCTTGTCAACCAATAGTTTTTCTTTATTTCAAAATCCAGTTGCCCAGGTGCCCAAACACTGATGCCTGTTACAGCTCGAAATCTCCTAGGCTGGTGTGTTTCCAGCTTCTGTAGCATGAGATCGTCGCTGCTGATATCCAACCCAGTGCCAGTGTGCAGAGTGTTGCTGCTGGTGAAGTCATCGGAATGCCACAACAACAAACTGCGTTCGTTTACTGGACCGCCACGATACACCGGCACAGACAGTGTGCTTGCATGAGGTAGCAATTGATTCAACGTGTACTCTGTAGGACGATTTACCACTAGACCTGCTGTACCGTTTGCGCTGTCTTCGTAAATGTACACCACAGATCGATGAAAGAATCCTTGTTCCAGTGCTGGCGCAGCAACGAGATATTGCCCTACACGGTTCCGGTTTAACTCCAATCTGGGGTGGGACCTCCGTACTTGGCTCCTCGCACTCTGCGCTGGCCAATGGGCTTGCGCTTGGTTCCTATCTTTGCAGGAACTCGGCTATCACGGTTGCGCAAGCCTTGACTTCTACAACTGCTCAATGCGCTGGCACCCAAGCTGCTGTTGCTGCGAGGGCTGAGGCACAGCTCTTTGCTGGCTTTCCATTCTTGTGCTAGAGTTTCTGATAAATCTTGTATTCGCATACTGTTATTTACCTTGTATTTGACCAGCCCAAGGAGCCCAGTCAGGCACTGATCTGCTCCACTCTCTGTAGGCTCTTGGACGCACCAAGCTCAAGTGATCTATTCTCTGTCTATTGGCCAGCCTATAGGGCTCGTACAACTGTGTTAACTGTGCAGGTGTGTACTCACGAGCAAGCCTTGTGACTTCCTGTGCATAGAGCTCTACACGAACTGCCAAGTCTGTGACTTGATCATAGCTGAAGTCAATGGCCGCAGGAAATTCAAAGCCCAGGCTTCGCAGTCGTTGCACTGTTCCTGCACCGCCAAAACTCAGTGTCAACTGTCCACGTGCTAGCGGAGCATAGGTCTTTTCTGTGATGAACACTGTGTCGGTTTTGGGTTCCAGCGCCAGTGCCATAGCACTTTGTTCCTGTTCCGGTGGATATTGGAACAGAGTCTCGTTGTCCATTGCCGTCTGGTCCAAGACCCGCACAGGTCTAGGACGGTTCTCTCGTCGTATTCTATCTTCAAAGCTGTAGGCTACCACATCCGGTCTATACTCCAACCAACTGTGTGGATTGTCGGACAAGCTGCCCAACTCTTCTAAACGATCCATCACAGCCT